AGGTGGAACTTATCATAGTGAAGGAAATAGAGGTTATGGAAATGGCGGCGCCGGATTATTTGGAGGAGGTGGAAGTGGTGGATATGATATTTTATACGACGCAGGCATAGAATTTTCGGGAGATGATGGATTACCAAATACAGGAGGTGGTGGAGGTGGTAGTAAATATAGTGGTGCTGGGAGTCTTAATGGTGGTAATGGCGGTTCTGGTATCGTAATTATAAGATATCGCGGTGCATTTTCTTACGCAAACACCGTATCCTCCGCATCCATAGAACTCACAAGAGGTCTCCCAGGTGATGCGAACACCGACTACAAAATAGGAAATTATGCTGGTGATTTTAAGATCATGTCTTCTACGTCAAATGTGGATGTCAATCGGTTGCTTCTAACCTCCAACGGCGATATCACAGTATCCGGAAGTATAAACGCCGCAACAAAGTATCTATTGGATGGTCGTAATATACTAGAAGACACTAGTAATTACGTATTATCCACAAACAATATCATATCCGAGCGGATTTTTCATATGAATAATGATATTGTAGCGATGAATACAAATACCGCAACAAACATCATCCGCGACACAAGCGCGAAGGTTACTTTGTTATGTAATACGATGTTGGCGATCGGAAACTTAAATAGCAGGAGTTTGCATAATACCGTGAATAACTTTACGGATAATACGACTTCCAAATTTACGATGTTATGTAATACGATGCTCGCGATCGGAAAGGCAAATGACAACAACATTAGCAATTATATTTTTGCCACAAGTAACAAAATACTATCCGCGGTAAACGCAAATAGTGCCATAAACGCTACGGCAAATAACCTAGAAGTCAATGGAAATTTAACCGTCAATTCCAATTTAATCGTGCTCGGTGATAGCACGCGCCTTGAAACAACGGTATATACGACAGAACGGATGGAGATTGTCAATGCGAATAGCACAACGACAGCGCTTATGGTGCAACAAAACACCGCAAACCGGGATATCTTTGTCGCATCCAATATGAGTGCGACAGTCTTTAAGATCGCTAATAATGGCGACGTGAATATGAATGGTAGTTTAACTGCTACGAATATTACTGGTGCTTTAAATATGGCGAATGCCACAAGCGGAACATTAGCGATTGCGCGAGGAGGCACTGGTGCCACGACTTTTACAGCGGGACAGGTATTGATTGGTAATACGACGACATCTTTATTACAAACTGCGAATTTAACGTGGGATATTGCGAATAGTCGCTTAGGTATAGGCACTGCGACACCTATTACAAAGTTGCACGTCGTCGGTGAGATAATCGCGACAGATAATATAATTTCTTATTACTCAGACGAACGTTTGAAGACAAAACTAGGTGATATCAACGAACCTCTCAAAATCATAAATAAATTGAATGGGTTCTATTATATACCGAATGAACTGGCGCGTATCAATGGTATTACGAATACCGACAAAGAGATCGGATTGAGCGCACAAGATGTTCAAAAGGTGCTTCCAGAGATCGTTCAAATCGCACCGTTTGATTTGGCGACAGATGACAATGGAAATAAGATATCAAAATCGGGAGAGAATTATTTGACGATGTCTTATGAGAGATTGGCACCGGTATTTGTAGAAGCGATAAAGGAACTGGAACAAAAGAATATTGTTTTGGAGCAACGGAATGCCATCTTGGAACAAAAGAATATTGTCCTTACTGATAAATATAATACATTACTAGAAGATATTACAATGATAAAAAAGAAGTTATTAATCGAACCGCAATAGACACCTGGTTTTTATGATGTCGTGGTTATGTAGTATATTCACCTTATTTTTCACCTTACACGTGTTATTATCAATCATTTTTTTATAAATTAGATCATAGTTATCTATCGCATAATTTATAATACTATTATTAAATATCCAGCGAAAGAAGTTGAGTTGTCCGATCGTCGTTTCAATATACTCTGTCCGTTCGGTATTAATAAAAAACGTTATCCTGTTATGTCTGCGGAAAGAATCAAAATTGAATTTGCTATACGACTTCAGTTGTGCGCGGTAATCTTGATATAGATTTATTTTTTTAGCGTTTCCTTTGACATCGTCGGGTAATACGTCGTAGATGTTTTTTTCTTCATCAACCCAATAATAAATATTATGGGACTTGGCGAAGTGCGTTACGAGCCACTCTATGATTCGCAATGATAATTTATGTTTTCCGTCAATAATATCCTTTAATACTACCTTGTGCTTTGGGTTTTTATTGTAAAATTCAGTGAGTGAAGATAACAGAAGATTCTGTCCAAGATCACTCATATTTAGTTTTAGAAATATTGTATTCTTTAAGTAAAAAAAATTTGTTTTAGTATTTAAGGGATTTTAATATGCGGCGGAACTGCCAATTTCAAGGGTTGCTTGGCGAAGGTCAGGTTCAATCGTGCTGATCATCCACGGACCAACAGCATTTTGCGGGTTAGGTATTTCCGAGCGTAATTGAAGGTTGGCGTTTCGCAATGATTGTCCAACGGTATTGATTCCAACGTGATACCCGGCAGTTAAATAATTTTGGTCGTGAATATCACCGGTTCCTGACGGGTTGATACGCGCCCACTTGCTGTCCGCTGCGTCTTTTGGTAGTAGATCGTTGGCGCTTAATCGGTCGCGAGGGAAACAAGATTGCATGCCGTCACCACCTGCGGAACTGGCACCACTAGCACCACTAGCACCAGAACTAGAACCTCCGCCACCTGGCATAAATTGACCTTGTAGGTCGTTATTGACGGATTGCGGGGAATCTAACATTTGCGCGGGGTTATATTCGGGATTGTCAGGGGAATAATTGCCGATACCTGAAGATGCCATGGAGGGATTTGATGGGTAACTATTAGCGACTGAACGCGACGTGGGGGATTGCGCGGTGGTATCTGCGGGCGATGCGAAATTCTCAAAATTGTAGTATTTCTCATTGTCCGCTAAAAATCCGGTGGGGATTTGTGCGTTGCCCCCATTCATCTGCGGTTTATTATTATTGGCGGAACATTTAGAATTATATGTTAATAATAATAATAGTGAAAGTAATAGCAATATCGCAATTGAAAATGATATAACAACGTTTTTATTAGAACCCATTTTATATTTGTCTATATATATCTATCTATTATTTACAATAGATTATATTTATTAATTTTACTTTCCTGGCAACCTATTAATTGATTGATTTTATTTAATGGTTCCTGTATATTATTACAAGAAGACCCTTTTAATTCCAAGAATAGTTTGTTTATATTCACACGGTTCTCTTCCAACTCGTTAATATACCTTTGCATCTCTATGATACGCGAGTTCATTTTCGTATTCACGCTCGCGATATTATCGCTTAATTTATCCACGATGTCGTCCTTGTTTATCCACTCGTTATTATTGTCGTTGCTTATATCCGTTATATCGATGGAACTTACTACCCACTTATTCTTTGTATTATCCGCATAAAAATAAATACCGTGATACTCTATTTCAACATTTATGATACACTTTTTAAAATGGTTGTTATCGCGGAGAATAGCGATCACCTTATCTACCGTCTCTACATCCTTATTATTATAGACTAATTTTGGATACTTGGTGTTTGTAAAGATTACGGACAACGTCTTTGTTTGCGAGCAAAAACTCTTGTGATACATCTCTATCAATTCGTCTTGTGTGATCTCCTTGTTAAACCATTTAAGGGAAGAACGGACGATTTCTTTCATAATCGTATCATCCAACCGGTTCATATAGCATATTCCTTCGTTGTTTATCGTTTCAGGTATATAAAGCGTTATCGTATAACCCTTGCTATCTACCAAGCGTCGTATGGACTTTAGTTTCACGTCCGTGAAGAGAATTTTAATCGGTTCTATTGTTTTCGCGACAAACTTATCATCTTTTTTCTCGGGTTTTTTAAGAATAATAGCGGACTGCGAGGGCATTATTTATCTATTTTAAACGATATCTTATAAATGATATTTGATAGACGCGCCTAGATTTATACTTTCGCGAATCTTATATTCTATTTAATTATATGATGTTTAATAAAAAAATAACGAAAGATGACGCGGATACCGGCGATACTTGCGAGACAGACAACGAAAGTTTGGCAAATATATTAATAGACTTTGTAAAGGACGAACTGCTAAAATCCAATATACGGTATGAGATTGTGAAACCGATCCTCATCTATATATTGTATTACCTCATACCGTTCATATTATTACTGATGGTATTAAATTTTATAACAACGATTATAGCAGTATATATCGTATTCAAATATTTATTATAAGATAAAAAATTAATTTATTCTAATTATAATAGAAATAAAGATGCCCGTTAAGAAACCGAAACAACCCTCGTCCCGTAAAAAAACAGGCGGTGTTAATCTCGCCCCGCTACTATCTGCCGCATTATTAGCATTCGTCAAGGTAGGTTTAGATGATATCAAAAAAAAGAAAGGCGATCGTGCAACTAAGTCTCGCTCTCGCACCCAAACGAGGACGAAGTAAACCAACATAACTATTATATATCAAATACCATCCCTTTATTTTTATAAATTTCTATTAGTGATATTGATTGTAGTTTCAATGCGTCGGGAACCCGCTCCTTATTGCGAATCATAAACCACCCTCGTTTATAGACATCCATATTGGTTTCAAAAGGTTCTCTATGGATCACGTGGATTTTCCCGCTATGATAAAGTGTTATATAGTCTATTTGAGTCATCTGTATTATATACATAAAGGAATGCGAGTTTTTATATCAATTTTTTATAATTCGTAAATACAAATATGGACGAAGAGACATTGAAGGACTTTGAGGAGTTGTTTGATTTTGATGTATCCAAAAAGCAATTGATCCTGAATAAAATCATCACCGACGACATCATTACAGGCGTAAAGATTGATATATCGCCTGACGTTTATAAAGATACGTGTATAGACAATTGGATATCCAAGCTGCCTGTGTTGGAAGGAAGTCAGATATTAATAGAAAAACTCATACGACACCCAATAAATGACAAGGAATTGTTGGTAAAACGACAAAACACCATAATCACATATGATATAGACATTGAGATCTTGAAAGAGTATGAAAACGACATATTATGGATTTATAAAATCGCCGAGGAAATCAATAATAACTCCTCTATTGAGATATTATTCCCTTCAACCTTCATAATCAATTACATCAACTACATTGAGCAAATATTGGATCTCTATCATCTATATAAAATCTATTTTATTCCTGCGACATCCATATTGTATCCACTAAGCACCTTTATTGCCCCTTACATATATCTTAAAAATTATTTAAAAATGAATATTTCATTCACATCGTATCTAGAGATATTTTATAATATCTTACTGCTTCTCTTCAAAACGACTGGAAACTTTCGCGCCGACATTATGAAATTCGTATCCATCTTTCTGTATGTTGGCGTATATCTCTATAATATGTATCAAACTTACGAGATCGCCTTGTTCTTACATAATACAAAATACAAGTTACACGCGAAGATGCAAGGACTCGTTCATTTCGTGAGACATTCGCAAAATATCATGAAAAACCTGCCAAGTAATATTATTGCGCCTTATTTTAACATCAAGGAAACCTATCAGCGGATCAGTATCCATAATTCAATGACCGATATTTACAGGATATGGAAGGACGACGCATTAAAGAACGATCTATCGTCTCTGCTAAAAACCATCTATGCGGTAGATGCCATTGATACCGTCAATAAACTATTGCTATCTGGTGAATGGTCAAAGGTATCGTATTCCACCCAAACTCTCTTTTGGGATGCAAAGAACCCGATATTAAAGAATGACCAAGTGGCGAACCCGGTGAATTTAAATCGTAATATAATCGTCACGGGACCGAATGCCGGAGGGAAGACTACCTATGTGAAAACCATACTGGCGAATGTCATACTAGGACATACGATAGGTATCACATATAGTTTGCGATCGCAAATGATACTCTATGATACGATCAATTCGTTTATGCGGGTGTCTGATATACTAGGGACTCGCTCCTATTTTGAAGCGGAAGCGGAGTATTGTTTAAATATGATTAAAAAGGCGGTAGATATAAGCGCGGTGAATAAGAAGGGATTGTTTTTGATGGATGAACCGATGCACTCTACGCCACCGACGGAAGGGATGGCGACAGCTTACGCGGTGATTGAATATCTTAGCAAATTGGAAGGTATTACACTGATCATCACGACACATTTTCACAAGTTGGTAAAGTTGGAGGAGTTATACCCGGAGAAGTTTATTAATTTATCGGTGGATGCGATAGCGAAGAACAACCGCTATATATTTCCGTATAAGATAAAACGCGGATATTCGTATTTATGTATTGCAATTGAATTATTAGATATAAAGGAGTTTCCTTCTGTAATTATAGAGAACGCGATTAAAATGAAAAACAAAATATGTAATGATTTTAATAAATAATGTATAGTTTTTTGTTTGACCAAACATATCTTAATTTGTTGATATTGGTAATCATTGTGTCGCTGGTAATGTTTTTATGGAGGAAACTAATCATACTAGAAGGAAACTTTTTTGTTCTAGAGAAGCGGGTGAATTTAATCAAGAAGGACGCACGAGAAGATAGTATATCGCGCAATATTGAAAAGTCGGATTCTATAATGAATGAGATATTTAAAGATTATTCACCGTCCAATGCGTGTAAGCAATCAATGTGTGGTGCTGGAATGTCCGTTTGCGTCCCTCCGGAGAATTGTCCCTATATTGTTAATGATGATGAAGATATGGTTCAGTTTGTCCCCGAGATAATCACGTTTGCGAATGGTGGTAATATCGTGGTTGATTCTTCAGGTAGTGAAGATAGCGAAGTGAGCGCGGAAGGCAGAGATGTTGGCGAAGGCGATGTGGACGCAAAAGGCGACATTGATAGAATGGTGGATACGATTATAAGTTCCAGCGAGGAGTATGAAAATAAGAATCGCGATGATGCCGACAATGACAATGACACGATGTCGGTTAGTTCGGAAATAACATTCACAAGCGACGAAAAGAAGAATGAGAAGAAGAAGTATTCAAAGATGTCATTGGATAAATTAAAAGATATATGTAATCAACATAAAATTAATAGCGAGGGAACGAGAAATCAGTTGATTACTCGTATTATAGAGGTTAAGAAATAAAATAAAAATATTGTGTTTGTATAGATATATTAATAATGAGTTTTAGTTCCTCAAAAGAATTGACTCCGCATTGTCCTATCAAAATGGCGGACGGACGCGCATTCACCGATTACAGACCGCGTTGTATGGTGAACTCTGAACTATTAGCAGACGTATATAATAACTCTATGGTGCGAAGCAGTTATGAGAGCAGGATGTTTTTACAAGAGAACGCTGAGAAATTAATGGAGCGCAACCGAACCACGATGTTAGGAAATCTCGCCCCTTGTGCTCCTTGCGCTCGTCCATTCGCCGATCAAGGCACGATGTATCCTCAACAATACGTGGTGAAATGTGATGGTGTCAGTTGTGAGAAGATTGAGGTGAATCCGAATGGTCTCGGGACAAGCACTCGTATTTATTAGTTTTAGTGTTATTAATTCTTTTTTACAAAATTATTTAAAAAATGATTAAAATAATTAAGGATTGTAGAATCACCTATAATTGAGGAGATGCTCTTTTGCAACTATACAATCGACAAAATTCCTGCGATTAAGATGATTTGTAAAACGATACTGGAGGGTTTTCTGGCGACACGCGACAATTTCACGATGAACGACGAATCCAATTTGCTCACCGACTATATAAAGGAGGTTATGAAAAACAAAAGTAAGGCGGAGAAGGATAATGCGATGAAATCAATGAGTAATATAATATGCGACGATGCCTATTATAGGAGTTTGATGGAACAGATGGGTGACTACTATGATATTGCGGATCCGTTGCTAGTCATTTGCGACAATATTTGTAGATACCACTATAATGAATTAGTAATTCACGGATGGGATGATAACGGTATGGGTATCTGGGAGCGTGAAAAGATGATGGATGACAAACTGTCTGAAAGGGTTTCTGTGAAAATGTCTATATTGTTAGGTAGGAGGATGCCTGGTCATACCTTGTAATTCTAGATATTTATAGCAGGAAAGGATATTGTCCCATAAGGTATTGTAATATGTATATTTAACTCTATTTTTTATACACCATTCTTGAACGATTGGTTTTATTTTGTGATAATGGACGTGTGATATGCGAGGGAATAGATGATGTTCAATTTGATAATTGAGTCCACCGTGAAAGAAACCAAGCATACGCCCGCCAACAGTTGAAGAACTCTCTATCTGCGAAATCGCCCAGTCATCTGGTGTTGTAAGCGTTGTCGTAACCCGATTATTCTTTACACCTACGAAGTTATGCGAAATAATAAAGTTAATTCCTAAATATATGCCACCTGTCGCCAAGGATATGCCAATGTTGAGGAGGGTATATAAGGAAGGATATAGGTATAGTGGGATGGTATAAAAGCGGATGTAAAAGGCGAGGCGTAGGAATAATGCGATTCTTTGTTCGTTTGTGGCGAGCGAGGATATACGATGTGACATATGGTTCATCTTCAAGAGGTCACCGAGTTCCGCAAAATGCCAGTTGAAGGGTAGGAGTAAGAAGAGGAACCATATGTATATTTTTTGCCAATAATGATGTGCCTTATATTTTATATCTTTGTGAAGTCGTAGTATATCTGTGGTTATGTCGGGGTCGTGTTCTATAACGTTTGTATATGCGTGGTGTAGTAATACGTGATGGTGCTTCCATAGAAGCGAACTACCCCCGATCCAATCTTGTGTATAACCCCATAACCGATTTATGATTTCTTTGCGAGAAACGGCACCGTGATTCGCGTCGTGCTGAATACATAACCCGATCATCGCCATTAAAACCCCAAGTGCTACTGACTTGCGGATTGTATATCCGTATAGATAGTTATGGTATTCAATGTATGTCTCGGCGAACATAATGGCGATCGCTTTCATCCACCATTCGCTTGTTGCATATGGATAGGGGACTGCCTTTGCGACACTCGCTTTCAATTCATTAAATAGTGCTGAATTTAATGAATAGATAGTATCATTTGCGATGCTCGCGATACCAGTGATGCCCGCGATGCTCCTTACTTTGTATTTATCCAGCGTATGTGTGCGAATACGATGATGAGGATGTAGCATATAGTAGTGAATTGTTGCGTCTTTGCCTCCGAATATGGCGAGACTATTCGCACCTCCAGGATGGACTTTAGAGAACTCGCGTAAATCATATACGATACCTTCTAATAAAACTTGGTGGTCAGGTATCGTATCCGTCATATTATATAATCATATAAAGGTATTATTTATGTATTTTTATTTGGGGATAGATACACTGTCAAATGATGATAATCCATCGCGTCTCCTAATAAACGTTCTATAGAGATCTTCAATCTTTGCCAATGTTTTTTTAGGGTTTAGATTGGGGAAGTTGCTTTTCACCTTGGGTCGCATTTCTTTTACAAACTTTTTATATTCCGCTAATCTCTTCTTCGCAGCGGCGACTATGTTTGCTTCAGTGGAGGAAACAAGAGGAACCGGCGTATGAACCATCGCCTTCGGTTTAGCATTCGGTTTTGCCTTTGTGTTTGCCGCGTTTGTGGAAATATAAAATGGGGTGGTATTAATGACATTAGGTGGGCGTTTCGTGATGAACATTCCCATCGGAGCATATTTTAAAAACTCTTGGATGATACATTCAAAGATGTGATTTTCAAAGTGTTTTTCGCCGTTCTTCGCGTTGTTTTTTGCGAATTCCTCTGTTACCAAATTTTGTAATGTATTGTGAATGGATAATGCGCTTTTATGAGTGGGTTCGGGATGTATATTAGGGTAATTCTCAATGCTGTGCAACTTACTATTAAAAAAACTATGAATGATATTTGTATAATCATATGAAATCATCCTGACCTGACTATTCACAATCCCTGGTAATACAGTCTTCTTATATTCTACAATCGGACTCGCGAATCCATAATCATAAATGATGATATTGTATTTACACGCCTTTAAGTAATAACTGGTTCCATTAAAGATGTAATGGTAATACCCCTTGTCATTATTGTCCTGATACAAGAAGTTTCCATAATGAGGGTCTCTATGAATGTGTCCAAGAACGTTATGGAATGTAGCGATGGATATAAAGGTTTGTATTAAGATGTTAAAGGTCAAGTCGGAATCACTTACGACATTGCGTTTAAATATAAGCGTTTTAAGGTCACCGTCGGCAAGTTCGTTTACACTTACTAATTTTAATCTATCAGCGATCTGTTTCGTACATACGCAACTGCCGTATATCATAAGGAAATGTCTTGATCTCTTCTTTAAAAGTATTTCATCTGTTATCTTTGTCATTAGTTTCACTTCTTTTGCGTTATCGGCATCTGCTTTCATAACTTTTGAGGCGATTGGATAGATGCCTAAGAAATCTGGAATACTTGTTAAATAAATAGCTCCATATTTACTTGGAGTTCCTATTTGTTTTTCAAGATTTATAACGTTTCGTATCGTGTATCCGTTAACACCATTAAATACCTTCTTTTCTAAACAATCGTTTGAATTTAAAGATGCTATTCTTTTTGACACTAATTTATAAGTATTTACGCGATTATTTATATTATTCTTATTTGCGATAAGTTTATCACGAAGAAACTTTTGAATCTTCGTAGCTTTTTGGTTTTTATAAAAATCACTTGAAAACGCATGAGACTCTGAACTATTTAATGGTTTATTGGAAAGCGACATCGGTGTAAATCGTTCTTTCGCAGGTTTTGCGATCAATCGTCTTTTTATCGCCGCTTGTAATACTCTTATACGTTTATTTTTCTCTACCAGGTCTTCTTTGCTACTGGATTTTGACTTTTGAATACTGGAGATCTTTTTCATCATACTACGTATTTTCAAATAATCTACGGAACCTTTGCGAGGGATACACCATTTATCGCTTCCCTCATTGTATTTCCGCAACGCATCCATATACTTCATTTTACCTGTCTATTCCTATATATTACATATATTTAATTTAAAAAAATAATAAAAAAGTATTTATTTATCAATACGAAAAGGAGACGCGTTGATAACATTTCGGGGTCGCGAAGTGATAAACATTCCAGGTGGCGCGTGCTTTAAAAACATATGTTCAAGAATAAATCCGAATAGAGAGAACGCGTAAGTATTCACTGTATGTTTAATGTTGTAATCTAATTCATGAACTATATTGTGATATAAGGAGTGTTTAAATTCAATCATTGTGTCGCTCAAACGTTTATCAAGTATTGCCAATGTCCACCCATTGTTATTCTTCCTAATAAACGCGTTAATTATTTTTGCGTAGTCTTTGTAAACATATATCTTACTATTTTTTTGGGTATTGTTGCCTGTATATGAATTTATTTCTCTCGCAAAACCAAAATCGTAAATAAGAATATTATATGCACATGATTTCAAGTAATAATCTTTCCCGTTAAAAATATAATGATAATATCCTTTTTCAGTATTCGTTTGATATAGAAAGTTCCCGTAATGTGTGTCACGATGCACATATCCCACAAGGTTATGAAAGGTTGCGATGGATATAAAGGTTTGTATGAATATGTTAAACATTAATTCGCTGTTCCCGACGACATCTTTCATATTGGTAAGCATTTTAAGGTCGCCATCCGCCAGCTCATTTATGCTTATTAATTTTAATTTTTCGGCGATTTGCTTTGAACACGTACAACCTCCATAAATCATAAGGAAATGTCGCGATAATTTTTTTAAAAGTATTTCTTGTGTGATTAATGACATAATATTAACCTCGTATATATTGCTCATATTATAAGACATAACCTTTGTAGCGATCGGGTATGTGTTCGCTAAAGATGGAATAGCGGTCAAATAGATGATACCGTATTTACTTTTCGTTCCAATTCTTTTTTTAAGATTTATAATATTACGTATTGTGTATCCAGAGGTGCCGTCTGCGAATTTCTTAGTTTCTAAGCAATCGTCGTCTTTTAGCAAAGACAGTTTATCCTCAAGATAATGATACTGTTTTATGCGATTTGTCATAGTATGATTATGTGGTCGCAAGGGTTTTGCGGATATAGGTAAGTCTTTTGAGAATACTCGCATACACGATTCATATGAAGGGTCTGCTTTATCACACGCTTTTTTATGATTCATTCTATATAATACGTATTATTATATAAATAATAATCTATAATAATTATGAATAACGGATATGGATATAAATATAGATAATATAGATATAATTGAGGAAATCATACAATATACCACGAAACCCACGGTTATGTCTTTCTCGGTGATAGGATATTTTAGTATGATCTATGGACTCATAAGGTATATGAAGAACAGGGAACCGTATTCGTTAAAAGTCCCTATGTTGTTCTATAATAATGCGCAGATCGCACTGAATATCTATATGGTATATGGATTATCTGCCGTTATTTCGTATCCAAACATATACGGGATTAATATACCTTATACGCGCGATTTACGGTATTACGTATATATTCATTATTTATCAAAGTATTTTGATTATTTTGATACACTTTTTATTATTTTACGCGGGAAAGAAAAGCAACAGTTGTCGTATCTCCACGTATATCATCATAGCACGATAGGGGTCATATGGGGTTTTTTATTGTATCGCGGACACGGAAACGGCACCGCTGCGTTCGGGTGTTTTATAAATAGTGTAATTCATTTAATTATGTATAGTCATTACCTATGTACGTCTCTGGGATACCGCAACCCATTTAAAAAATATATTACCCGCACGCAATTGCTACAGTTTGCGGTATGCTTGCTACATTCGCTTATTGTGATTTGCGTTGAGGATATTGTTCCTCGCCGGTATGCGCTAATAGAGTTGGTATATCAAACGAGTATGCTTGCGCTATTTAGCAACTTTTATATCAAGTCTTATTCATTGCCAAATACAAAAAGGATATAAAAATAAGATGCTATATACATATAGCTTAAGGCGAACAAAAAATGCAACAACAACAATACCGATTCAATAGACGTTCATCAAACTTCGACGAACTCAGGAAGAACGAGACAACATCAAGGGCGGGTCTTGGATGGGAGACGGGCGAAGAAGAGCGAGTTCTTTCTATGCGATTGAACAAGGCGTCTTTTGATGAGATTGCGAGCGAACTCAAGAGGACTTCGCGTAGTATTCAAACGCGTATCTATCAATCGGTATGTAAATCAGTAGAGACTGAGAATGAGGATGAATCGTCGCTTATCGCAAAGTATGATCTTGATGGCGAGGATTTCATTCTGTTTAAGACCCAGAGACAGGAGAAACTCAATAAGTTTGAAAGTAGAAAAAATGGGGGTGAAGGTGGTGATACGAAACCCTATAGGAAACCGAGACAATTTGACGGTGGAGCGAAGTCTCAATATACGACACCGTATGAAAATAAAACGTATAGTTTGAGGAATGAATTGAATACACTACGTCAAGAAGTGTATGAACTGCGAAGGATCGTGAATGACTTGAAGTGAGTATATGGTAAATAGTGTAATTTATTTTTGTGGTTATGGGTTTAATTGATATTGACGAGTTTCATTAACAATGAGATGGAACTTAAGAAATTATCAATCTTGCCAATGTCATACATATTATTTTTATCCAATTCAACAACCAAAGTATCGTTCTTTGTTGAAATTTGAATGTATTTTACGGCGCTAACATCAATATAGATGTTAGAGAGTATCAAGGTCTTCGCGATTTTATCGGTATTGTTAATATGCATTGGATTCCCAGAGTTATTGTCATTCATAACCTGCGTATTATTGAGGTAGTTGAGGATATTCAAGATATTGATTGCGTTCTGTATATCCGCGAAATGATTGTCTTTGATGATGCGATACACCCGCTTAAAGTTGCGTATACCGATTAAATACTTCATATACATATATTTCTCGTTACATACAAGTAGATTCGTATTACTATTCCTCAACTGCAAAGAGGGATGTTTGTTGATTTTAGAGAATAGAAAACCGTCTGCGAATATCGCGAGAGTCACAAGAATCGTGATGAAACACATAAACTTCATTTGTGCCCCTTCCTTTGTTTATCTATAAAAAAGAACATACCACTATCATTTTTTATATAAGAATAAAATCATATAAAAAATGATTATTACCATATATTAATATCTACTTGCTTATATCCTAACCGAATGGAGTATGATGATGATATTTGGAATATATTAACGAATATAAAGAATGACGATCAGGCTACTGTCACGGGAACTTCGTCCGCTTCTGTATTGGATATAAGCAAATTAGATATTAATAGTAATTCTTGTGGTTGTGGTTGTAGCGAGGTGATTAGCGAAGATCACATGCAAATATGTAAAAATTGTTCGGCAATTGTCTCTAAAATGATAGAGAATACGGCGGAATGGCGTTTTTACGGGAATGACGATAATCGCGATGGTGACCCTTCGCGTTGCGGATTACCTACCAATAATTTACTACCGAAATCATCCATTGGTTCTATGATTGGGTGTGGATACAAGGACAACATTGATATTCGTCGTATCCGGATGTTCCAAATGTGGAATAGTATGCCTTATGACGAACGAACGCTATGGAATGTATTTGATAAGATGACAGGAAATACGATTAACAATGGGATACCACAAAAGGTCATTGACGATGCCAAGGTTCTCTACAAAAAAGCGTCAGAAAAGAAAATATCGCGAGGAGATAACAAAGAGGGATTGATTGCGTCGTGTATCTATCACGCGTGTCTTATCAACAAGATACCAAAAAGTTCAAAAGATATTGCGGCAATGTTTAATATATCCCATGTAACCCTAAATAAGGGGAATTCGCGTTTTCAAACGCTTTTACAGATTAACGTATCTTCGCCAGAACCTATGGATTTTATAGCACAATATGGCAACAACCTGAATATGCCTATCAAAGACATTGAGAAATGCAAGTTGCTCGTCCGTTTGATTGAAGATAACGATATTATGAATGATAATTCTCCTACATCCTCTGCTGCGGGTATTCTGTATTATTATGCGAATGTCAAAAACCTCGGATATACGAAAAAGATGTTTGCGAAAGCATGTAATGTATCCGAGGTTACGATTATAAAATGCTACAAAATCATCAACAATCACCACGATTTTATAATATCACATAAAAGCAATCTGTTTGAATAACTCGTTCATATAGATAGATATATAATCCTTTAATAAGTAATATAAGTTATACTGTGTAATACTTAGAATGGAAAATGAATTATACACTTCCATAAGTAACGGGGATATACAGAACAGCATAATGCTAAGCACGAAGATAATTTTTTTATATGAAACAATTGATATTTTGGAAAACGTGTTTATAAACATTTGCGCGTATATTGGTTCGTTTATTTCATTGTATGATATAAGTAAATTGACAGATATTTATAGTTCTCTCAAAAAAATTATAGAAGACGAAAAGTTGGTGATCAAGGATATCTATGTCATTATCTCTAAAATGTGTATCGTATGTGATATATACAATAAGCACCCAAGTGCGAAATGTGGGAATATGTCTATCAAAGTTTTAAAAGACAAAATATCCGCACAGTTTAACAATAACGACTTGAAGTTGTCGCATAACGGTATTATGCGGTTTGACGGGGTATTACCACCACACGATCACGAGAATTATGGGTTGGCGATAAAAATTGTTGCGATCATCATTAAAACAATTAAATCTACGGACGATATCTCCGTAGATGATGGGAATACGCTGGTAGATATAGCGAATAAACTTCGGCATATCATAGATTATATATTGAGGACGAAGTATAAATTTGAAACGAAATTTTATAATAGTGACAACGATAATGCGTGGTTTTTATGGGGCGTATTCTGTATATTATATAAGGGCGATATATTTAATGACGCGTTCTGGTTGTATAACTACGAGTATAAGAAGAAGTATCGCGCAAAACGCGTAGGTATCTTATGGTCTCTACCGATTATTAGCATCTACACGCATAAAAGCGATATATCCAAGGGATGGAACACAAAAGAAGCAATGGTGATCGCTAAGATTGAAGAGATATCCATACATTTATATAATGAACTGCGAAGAAAGATAATTAATGAAAACCCAGATAAATTTGAAAAAAAAAGCAAGGAACCTGATGATAAATATGATGGTTTAAAATATATCCTAAGTTATGTTCCTGTGATCAGTAATGGGGGTAGCGGAGGTAGTTATGGAGGATACAGCGGTAGCGAGACAACCGCAAAATTCAAGGAAGAAATAAGGCATATCTCGTATTGATTTTTATTTATTTTTATAAAAATTGCTTTTATTTTTTAAACGTATTAGAATACCATATAATGACCGATTATAAGAAAATGTTGTGCGAAGATATGAAATTGTTTATCTTTGAATGGGTTATCCTAAATCCAGAAGCAGGGAAGGGTATCAAGTATGTTCGCAATTTGAACAAACAGGAATTAATAAAGGTATGTTTATACATTGAGGGTAAATTGAGCAGGGATGAGATGATGGAGGTTATTATTGCGAAACAAGAATATTACAGGCGATACGCGAGAAGGAAAAAAGATGGTTGTTCATCCAGTGAATCCAGTGAATCTAGCGAATCTAGCGAATCCAGTGAATCCAGTGAATCTAGCGAATCTAGCGAATCTAGCGAATCTAGTGAATCTAGCGAATCTAGCGAATCTAGCGAATCTAGTGAATCTAGCGAATCTAGTGAATCTAGCGAATCTAGTGAATCTAGCGAATCCAGTGAATCTAGTGAATCTAGCGAATCTAGCGAATCTAGTGAATCTAGCGAATCTAGCGAATCTAGCGAATCTAGCGAATCTAGTGAATCTAGCGAATCTAGTGAATCTAGCGAATCTAGCGAATCCAGTGAATCTAGCGAATCTAGCGAATCTAGCGAATCCAGTGAATCCAGTGAATCCAGTGAATCTAGCGAATGAAACTTCTTAGATAAATATGTTCTAATATCTATATCTTTTTATGATAATTGATTCTATCTATTGAAATATATAAGTTAGAGCAAAACACAATCCAAAGCGAATCCAAAGCGAATCCAAAGCGAATCCAAAGCGAATCCAAAGCGAATCCAAAGCGAATCCAAAGCGAAAACCGAAAAATTGATATAAAGTTTATTACATAATTATATTAAAAACGATGGCATTTTGCGAGAACTTCTTTGAGACAATTGATACCCCTGAGAAGGCTTATATTCTCGGCGTAGTAGCTTTTAATAACTACAGCGACGACGAGAACACAAAAGACATAAGTGTATATTTTGAGGTTAATAGTGTTGAGGATCACGAGAATCGCTCACGACACGTTTTGTATGATTATTATCTTGATTTAGGAGACGAAGACAAAAAAAACTATCCGTATTTCAACAATATTGAGACGCTGGCGGAATCTTTGCGCAAGATAGGGGAAGTTTCGTATACTGCGGATACTTCGGATATGCGCTGTGTCATTGAACTTACGATTACCTCACAAAAAATCAAGGATGATATCGCGTCTCATCTGGATATTAAAAGGTGCCAGTATAGCGACATGACTGACTTTATTACCAAGTGTTATGAAGCGGATGCCAATGTGTGTAATCAGTTTGTGAAGGCGTATATTGAGAAATTCGCTTGTATTATGAATGATAAGTTGAACATTTCGTTTTACAATGATGCGACAGCGGACAGTATTGTCAAGTTGTATGATATTCCATATATCCGCAACAAAACACTTAAATTCCACGTAATCCAATATAATTGCGTGAATATGATTGATCTGCTTGGGATGATTTATAGCGATTATGATTGTCCTTACTATAATAATTATATTTATGGGTATAATAATTGCGACGGACGCGATAGCGTTTCTATCCCGATTATCAAGGTGTTTAAAGTAGATGATGAGGCAGTAATGCCAACGAAGGCGAGATACTCGGATGCTGGATACGATTTGACGATTCTTCGCGAATTTAAGGTGCTAACACATAATACCTCACTATACGATACAGGAATCCAACTTGAAATACCGAATGGTTATTATGTTGAAATTGTCCCACGTAGTTCAATAAGTCGCTCAGGATATATGCTTGCGAATAGTGTAGGAATTATTGACCAAGGATATCGTGGCAATCTGTTTATTGCTCTTACAAAAATAAATGATGATCCCGAATCTGCCGTTCAGAAACTTAGTTTGCCTTGGAAATGTTGTCAGATGATTGTAAAGAAACAAGTCTATTCACGGTTAGTAGCAGGTGATGCTGGGAAGGAGATAGAACAATCCAGTAGAGGCACAGGTGGATTCGGTAGCACGGGAAAATAATTTTAATATGTATGCGTCGTCATACGATGATTCACTTTGCTACACATAGTATCAAAGGTTTCAAGTGAATAATTTAGAAAGAAGTTGTTGCGCGAATAAGAATCGCCACAAATAAAGATGTGTGAAAACATGTTTTTTATTTTTTCACGAATAATGATATTATTGATTCCATAATTCCATAGATACATACTGTGTTTTTTGATAGGACATACGATATGTAATTTATCTAATAGATGCGTTTTTATGTCGTATTCGTGTTTAAGGTGTTTGTCAGAATATACACTCTCACAGTCAATGTTATATTTGGATACATTATTAAGATATTTTCGCTGATCTTTTGTCAAGAAATTAAAGCGCTGTAAATTGCTTTTTGAGATTGCCAAAATGATAATCGTAGAGATGTAGGTATTTGTTCGCGTTGAGGAATAAATGATGTTGTTGCTCTGTGTAATGTCACGTATCTCGGTGTTGAAAAGAAACTCTACATTTTTTGTTTTTAAATATGCGATAAGACGTTCAATTAATACAGATATATCGTCAGTCAAGATAAAATATTCTTGTTGCGTGTTGATATCCGATGAAAACATAACAAGTGCATCCATTGCTGAAATATTACTATAGATATGCTCAAACGCTTCTAAGTTGTTTTTTAGGATATTATAATCGGTGATGGATAGAATGGAACGGCAAAACTTGACGAATGATTGTGTATTTAAGGTTTTTTTTGGTATTAACTTTGATTTATTAATGATACCTGATAATACGGTTGTCGTCTTTTCATTATATTTCAAAGTATAAGATTCATATTTGATTGAAAAACGATTCAATAGATGGATGTATAATTGATGTGATTTATTGAATACCCGATAATTATTACGGTGCTTGCTATTTAATTTGTCACAAGACAATCTCTCAATGATTGAAATGCGATAACCGTTATCAGTGCACCGAAGTGCTGAATATAACCCGACAATATTACAACCAACAATAATAATATTATTTATTGCCATTTTATTATAAATAAATATGAGTATATTTTTATATAGTGTGAAATTTTTTAATTCTACAGTAAGGATAGGATTATCACAAAATGAACTATATAGACGCATTGCGTAAATATAACGAAGGCGATGATAAATGGTGCGTTCCTCGCAAAGGCACCGAAGATTATTTGAAAATACGCAGTATGATGAATAAGGGAACGAAAGGAACGAAATGAACAGAAAAATACAAAGTAAGAGATTGGTTTCCATACGACAAAATAAAAAAGAGTTCGCTTTTTTCATTAAATCCGAATGCGATTGCTTTTTTGTCCGAAAATAAAAAATACATAGATTACCGCCAGTTATCAAAGAATAAAAATAGAAAAGCGATTGAGTTATTAAAGGAAAAACCGAAAAAAGCAGATTGGCGCGCGGTATCGCGTAATATAGCAACCGAAGCAATAGAATTATTAGAAGATTATAAGAAAGATATAGATTGGGACGAATTATCTGGTAATACGAATCCGCGCGCGATTGAATTATTAAAGGCGAATCCCGAAAATATAAACTGGGATATATTCTCCGGTAATATAGCGAACGAAGCGATCGCCTTTTTATGTTTGAAAAAAAATTTTGATAATATAAACTGGTCTGTATTCTCCGGTAATACAAACACGAAGGCGGTTCAATTATTGAAAAAAAATATAAGAAGGGTAGATTGGGGAGAATTATCTGGGAATACCAACTCATTGGCAATTAAATTATTAGAAAAAAATATAGATAACAAGGATATAGATTGGGACTTGGTATCACAAAATCCAAGTGCTATTCCTTTCATACAGAAGAGAATAAACTATGAAATATCTATGAAAATGAATAGCACAAAGATAAATTGGGCATATTTGTCCGAAAATTCACGTGCGATTCCATTATTGAAAAAATATGCGGATTTAATACGATGGGATTATCTGCCAGATAATACGAACCGGAAGGCGATTCCATTGTTGAAAAAACAAATAAACGAAGACCCTGACAGTATAGATTGGGAAAAGTTATCCAGAAATCCGTTGGCGATTGAGTTATTAGATAAAAACAAGGACAGGATCGTTTGGTCTGCCCTATCTTCCAATCCGGGTGCGATTGAATTGCTAAAAGAAAGAATAGAATATGAAGGAAAATTAAAGAAGAAGGACTATACTATATTATCTAATAAAATAGATTGGGGTATTTTAGCAGCGAACCCTTGTATATTTATGATTGACGATAAATAACGCGATTACACTTCAATATAAATAAGATTTAATTATAGTAGTTATCTTAGTTATCGTAGGTTATCTTATGGGTGTGAATTCATCAAGACAATATACATATCAACAATATTATAATGCTGAGCAAAAAAGCGGGGCGATAGAAGAGATTGACTTTAAAAATATAGATATTGATAGTATAAACCCATACGAAGTATTAAATGTATCAAAAAACTTTACATGGAACGAGTTGAAAGAGTCGTATCGCAAGTTGGCAATGAATACACACCCTGATAAGCAAGGTGGAAACAGAGAATTATTTAATATTATCACACATTGCTTTAAAAAACTCGCAGAGGAACTGAAACTGCGCGAGGAAGTGAACGCGCATCACAATCTTAAGAAACAATCCAACGATTATTTCCACAAGATGACGAATGACACAATGCCGCATCCGAGCGAAGTATCTGAAAAGATGACAGCGGATAAGTTCAATAAAAACTTTGAAAAATGCAAGTTATATGACGATGAGATTGAATTTGGGTATGGTTCAAAGATGGATGAATCTACAAAAGTCCGCGAGGATATCAACATAGAAAAACTCATAAAAAAGAATAAGATTGACAACGAGAGTTTCAACGCGTTATTCAATAAAAATGTGCCGGTGAATAAGGCACTTATTAAGTATCGCGAACCGGAACCGCTCATACTCGCAAAGACTCTACAATTTACCGAGTTGGGTGGAAAACGTCCCGACGATTATTCTAGTAGTATTGAAAAAACCAATGCCAACACATTAGCATATACCGATTATATGAGGGCACACGACGGAACCCGGTTAGTGGATCCACGTTTAATGAAAAATGTAAAGGAATTTAAAAGCGTAGATGAATATGAAGCGTATCGCGAGAATAAGGCGAAGAAAACCTTGTCCGCACGCGAGTTGAAAGTTGAGGAATTAAAGATCGCAAAGGAGAAGAAGGCGGAAGAAGATCGCCTAGAGCGACTCAAGTTATATGATAAGAAAATTGAAAAGTCTTATGAGAAGGCGAGTCAGTTATTTTTGCGATAATATCTTCCCTAAATATATCTTGTTTTTCGTATTGGTGATACATTTGAAAAGTTCATTCTTGTTTTTATGTGTATCTTCCCATCCATATTGAAAAAGGTCACGCGATATCTGTTTGTTTGTATAAAGGTAATTATTCATATTGAATTTGCGTCCCCACATTTTACGATGGATAGAGATGGTAGTTGGACAAGTCTGTTTCTTGTCATATTTATAATCGCGGAATATCTCTCCGTCCATATACTCTGTTCCTTTGTATTGTTTGCCCATCGCATCACCGGATACAAAGGGAATATACGTGCTACATAAACTGAAATCTATTAGATCATTGATACTGTCAAACCTAGATATCTTTTCATTTTTCATCTTCTTTACATTTGTAGATATCACAGATATATTATTGAAATTACGAGGTGTCTCACGATACCGAAGTTTCAAGTTATCCCCAATGTTTTTTTGAAAAGTTCGCAAGTCCTTATACATCGCAATTTCGTTTATATCCGCGCCAATCATATAATCCCAAATAGTATCCGGATTTGACAAGTCGTCTTCTTGTGTATATAAGATGGAACAAATCGCCCCACCAGATATACCGGTGATATTCGCGTCAGGAAGTGGGAAATGTTTCTTTATATACCCGATGATACCTATACTATAGGGTAGAAACATACCTGTTCCATAGATATTTATATTCATATAAGCATTTGCGGAGGATGATAGAAACAGTAAGGACGACAGAAGGAGTAAGAAACGCATAAGACTAATTATATAGATAGATATTATTTACTGTTAAATAAAAAATATAAAAATAGATAACACATACAGATCCTAACTTCTTATTTCTACCTATTTCTACCTACTTCTTATTCCTTGGATTTACGAGGATCCCTCAGTATCCGTAGCGTCTGCGTCCTTCGCAGAATCCACCTTCGTTACTTCTTTCTTCCCTCCCTTCTTTTCTTTCTCTTCTTTCTTCATCGTTGGTCTCTTCGCGAAAGGAACTGGTTTTGCCACCTTTTCCTTCTTCTCTTTCTTCTCAGTCTTTTCTTCATTATTTTCCTTTTTCTTCTTCTTTCCATCCTTCTTATCCTCAACTACAACCTCTTCCTTTTCTTCCTCTTCCTTTACTTCCTCTTCCTTTACTTCCTCATTTTCTGTCTTTTCATCCTCTTCATCCTTCAACTCTTCGTTCCTCTTTTCCAACAATTCTTCCAGACGAATTTCCCAGAGTTCGGCAAGGTTCGCCTCTCTTTCTTCTTCGCTATATTCGTCCTTGTGCTCAATCACAAACTCCTTGTAAATTTTCCAGAGTTTGGCAACCTCTTTGAATAGGTTTTGCGGACTCAGTCCGGAAATAACCGCTTTGACCTTAGGGCGGTGACCGTCCGTAAACTTCATATAGTCAGAGACTGGTTTCTTCACCTTCTCAATCTCATTGCCCTCGTCATCTACCTCCTTCTCCTTTTCTTTTTTTGCTCCACGCTTCACAGCGGGTTTCTTCACAACCTTTGCTGCTGCTTTCTTTGCCTTCTCTTCCTCTTTTTTCTTTTCATTGATGATCTTCATCGCACTTTTGAAATACTCCTCAACCTCCTTTTTGGTATTCAGGGAATCAGGCATATCTTCCATCGCCTGCTTCATAAGGAAAGCATAAGTCTCCTCTGTTGAAGTGGGGTTCCTTGTAATGTTGTAGTAAAGAGAGTCAGCGTTCATCTTTGTTGGATGGGTTCGCTTTGGTTCGCTTTGGTTCGCTTTGGTTCGCTTTGGTTCGCTTTGGTTCGCTTTGGTTCGCTTTGGTTCGCTTTGACTTTCGTCTGGACTTTGTGTTTGTCTCTGCTATAATTTTCAATTCACTCAATCAATTTTTTAAATATATCTTGACAAATAGAACATATTTATCCTAATTATTCGGTGTTGTAATAATTCTCTATGTATTCATCCTATATATGTCAAATGACAAAGCGGACGCGAAAGATAACCACGCAATGTAGGGTAATAGCGCAGCAATCGCATAATATCTAGTATTCGCGTCATAGTTATCTTGGAAATAGAATTGTAGTAGTGTTGCGATCGCAAAGATTAAACTGAATATGATGATTATGAACCCATTCAATAACCCGTTCTCTCCAAAAAACGTAGGTATATAAAGAAAGTTAAAGAGCAATGCCACGATCGGAATGACCCAATATTTAAAATCCTTGAAATAGATAATGGATTTGTTTGTCCCGCGTCTATAATCATATAGCGCATAACTGTAGATGATACCGATCGCCAAATATAGGATTGTCCAAGCGATACCAAAAGCATAACTTGGTGGGTTATATGCGGGTTTCTTGAGGTTCTTGTAATTCGGGTCGTCCCACGCTTTCCTATACATTGCCCCGATTGTCATACCAACCGCTAAAGGTAAAATGATAATGATACCTATTATTATATATTTTATTACATCTGGATTCACACTTGTCGTGAAGCACATTATATCTCCTAGGCAAATTGCGGCGCTCATTCCTTCTATTCTTATAATATTTATTATTCTTGAATGAAAACAGCAGAATATTTACTATTTAAGATTTATTTTTATTACTAATCTAAATGACAGAAAAAACACTTGAAGAATTATGTAATATTCTTCCGCGAAGCAAACGGAACACCAAGTATGGGAACAAAGCAGGTGCATACCCTGTATTCAAAGGTTTGGCGATTGTTGATAGTTTTATGGATACCCCAGATTACGAAGGGGAAAGTCTCATTATAGGGGATGGCGGATCGCCAAATGTTCAATACGCATATCAATTCTCAGTGAGCGACAACTGCTATATTCTACAAAATAAAAACAAATCGGTCGTAAATTTAAAATATATTTACTATTACTTAGCGAATAACTTGGATAGTATGAACAAGTTATATATAGGACATGGAGAAGGAATAAAGCATATTTCAAAATCTGCTGTGAAAGGAATTACGATCCCGATTCATTCTCTAGAAAAACAGAATGAGATTGTGGAGTATTGCGAAAATAACGAAAGCAATATCCGACAGTTAGAAAAAGAAATTGAAGAGAACAAAGCACGTATAGGAGAGTATATAAAGGGTAGCCGCAAATAGAAAATATAGGATGCTTTTATAAAAAATATAAAAATAATATATAATTTATATATAGAAAGTATCACCTATGAGTAAGAGGAAAGGTAAAGGAACAATAATAAACGATGAAGAATTAAAAATGTTGGAAGAATTAAAAGAATCACTTAAAGTAAAACTTGGTTACATGCTACAAAATGATGGTCTTCTTGCCTTAAAACACCGACAAGAACATGAAGTTCTTACCTTAGAACAACAACTACAAAATGATGATCTTGCTTTAAAACACCGACAAGAAGATCTTGTCTTCAAACAAGAAAGTAACTTACGACGCGATGAATCAGACGAAAGAGCGCTAGCAGAAGAAGAAAAAGCACTAACAATAGAAAAAAAAGCAGTAAACAGCGAATACATAAGAAGAAGAGGAAACCTACTAGGAAAACACAAAGATGAAATTAATCAAATAGAAATATATAAAACACTTAATAAAAAACTCGCGAATGAAGTAATAGAAGTAATGGACAAGGACAAACTTCTTCAATTAAAAAAAACTATAAACGAATTACACTCTGACTTAATTTGGAATAATGTTGATACATTTATTAGCACAGGAAGACTTGGAGGTTCAACCCTTCAAAAGAAAAGGATTCTTAAAGCGCCAACAAAAGGGAAAGGTGTGAAAGCAAAGAGACCCGTGAAACGGACTAATAAGGCAACAAAATAGGATACGCTGTCTTCCTATCAATATCATAATCAAAGCGGATAATAAACCGATTATTTATGTGATATCCGAGGATGTCTTCTAGAATATATTTATCTTTTCTTTGTCTTTGCGTCAATACACCAATGTCATCTTCAAGACATTCAAGATCGCGTATATATGCGTTGAGAATATCCTTGATACGATTATAAAACGATATGACATTAAATAATAATTCCGCCATACACGAAAACGGTTCGGGATGTTGTAATATAAATGTTCCTCTGTGAATTCTTAGTTGCGTACTACTATATTCATTTACAAACGCCCAATAATATCTTTTATTCGCTTTGTAGAGGGTGTAAAATATTTCATTTGAAATCTCTATGTTGTCCAATGTTATCTCCAAACTCTTGGTAAAATGAGACCGCTGATAAATCGCGGTTTCAGGTTGGAATAGTTCACAACATCTGTTTTTATATTTATATTTGAAAATATCATATACACTATTGATATTCAACATTCCTAAGTAATCCAAGTCATATACAAAAGGGTCGCTTGTGACCTCTAACAACCTGTGAAAATGTTTCGCATTCTTGTAAATCTCCGTCTGTTTCATATCGCGTAGTATAGACGAATATAGGTTCCTGTATATTAACGTTTTGATATCCTCGGGCAATACTTCAATTCGCGTAGGCATTCCGATGTGTATCGTTGTATTACTCTCTATATGTCATTTTTTTTATATATAAGGAAATTATGAACCACCTATATGACTTACCGGAGGACATACAAACCCTTATATACAAGAAGGTATTTACAGGATGCATGAAACAGATTGAGAATACCAATGGGAAGACATTATGCGATTTCTATGATATACTCGCGAAATCCAAACTGCGCTATTGTGTGATTGGTGGCGAGGATGCCAAGAATATCTATTTATATCGCTCGTATTATATCAAAGAGGATAGGAAGCTATCCAAAATAAAATATATAGAATATCCTGTCATTTATGTTTCAGTTGACGTGGAGTATATTCAAACGATTATTGAGGAGTTCGCTGCGATCATCTATAATGATGATAATGATGATAGGAATCTTATGCGATTACATAGATGTCGTAGCGGCATCTATAATTTACAATATACAGGTGATACATTCCGTATATTTGTAGATAAAAATAAATTATCCTGTAGGGTTGATTTAGAGATCGCAATTATTCTAGGGTATGAATTGTTCTATTATTGTCTGAAACTAATTCACCACCTGGAATTAAACACTTACGACGAAAACGGCGATATACAAAGACTTATTGAAGAACTCGCGGAACATAATTTATTTGAAGGATACGTCATTTACAATGATGTTGTCACTGTTGGTTTAGGTAGCGAACGCTAACAGACTATGCGGTAGGTTCGTTGCCCTTATGATAGAGATCACCTAACGGTTTGTTCCATTTTAGTCTCTCCTGTGTCAAGTCGCGACCTCGCATATATTTAATGAAATTAATTGCCTCATCCTTATTCTCTACACGGAAAAACCCGTTCAAGTCAGCGATACACTTTTGATTATTATGAATAGACGATAGAATGATGTTATTCATCATCTGTTTATATACATCCGAAATAAATGGGGGTTGTTCAACGAGCCATTCCTTATACATCTTATCGTAGGTTTCCTTGCCGATCGCGAGCGTTTCTGTCATATCGTTGTCATATGTGATGACCATATCATTCTCTATAAAAGAGATATCTACCAGCTGATTATTAACATTTTCCATTTTATTATATTACTATATTATTATTATAATAATTGTTTATATATATTATATTATATAAAATAATTACCTTATAGTAATAAAATAATCACATAATAGATGAGATACTATGATTTAATTATTGTAGGCGCTGGACCCGCTGGGTTAGCATTGGCGCACGCGTCAAGTTCCTTGTATCGCAGGATATTAATTATTGACAAGGAGACCGAGATTGGCGGATGTCACCGCGTTAAACGGAATGCGGACGGGTTATTCACTGAACACGGACCGCGCATCTACTTATCTTTTTATTACAATTTCTTTAATCTTATGAGCGAGATGGGATTAAACATCAACGATGTATTTATGAATTATAAATATTCTATTATTGATGTCGTGAAGGAAAAATTGCTGCCTTATTATACATTTTATGAGTTCTTGATGTTCTCCTTGGCATACCTACTGTATGTGATCAACGACGACTATGGGAAAGACATCAGTTTGTATGAATATCTACGAGGGCACGGGTTTTCACTCAAAGTCATTGATGTATTTGACAGACTGTGTCGTTTTACCGATGGAGGCAATGTTTATTCGTATAGTTTAAACAAAATATTAAAACTGACGGACAGTAGTCCTATGTTGCAAATATATCAACCGAAAGCACCGCTTGATGTCGTGTTATTTAGCACCTGGAAGAAATTTCTTAGTAATCGCGGAGTAGATTTTATGCTCGGGTTTCACATCACCGATTATGATCTCCAAAATAATAATGTGGAAACCATAACCCTAAGTAATACCGAGAAAATAAGGTGTGGAAAACTCGTATTCGCGGTTCCTCCGGTTGCGCTCGCAAATATTATTCAATACGAGGATGGTTTACGGAATGCCTTTGGTAATTATAATGATTTTGAAAGATGGGTAGATAAAACCAAATATATAGATTATATATCCATCACCTATCATTTCAAGGGAAAACTCGGTTTGCCGTTTGTCAATGGACTAACTTTTGATACTGATTGGGGCATTGTTATAATAAACTTGAGCGATTATATGGAGAAGGTGGAAGACGGGTATTCAACGGTTCTAAGCACCGCCGTAAGTATTTGTGATAAAAATAGTAGAGTGACGTATAAGAAGGCGAACGAATGTTCGGCAGACGAATTGACCAAAGAAGTTCATCGGCAGATAAAGGAGAGTATCTTTGCGGATTTACCAGACGATTACAAGGCGATCGTAAATCCAAACAATTACTATGATACTTATAAAAATAAATGGTCTTGCCGGGACAATGCGTATTTTAATACATACAGCGAGGATTACATACCGTTTTACAGTAGTATCAATAATGTATATAATCTAGGAACGCATAATGGAAAAAGTTATATCAGTTATACGACCATTGAGAGTGCGGTTTCTAATGCGATTTACCTTGCGGGTGATTTATATCCCGAGGTTATAAGCAAATACCGTATATACCGTGGTATCACTGGAAAAAACATATTGATAGTCGTTATCATTTTACTATTTATATTATTCTATTATTATATTCTATTATTACGCGTCCCGTAAGTAATTTTCATATCTATATAATAGATACAATTAAAAATAATGGAACGAGGTCTAATGATGGTATTACATTCGGCAGTTATAGGAGTTGTGCTATATCTGCTAATGGTCTTTGTATTTAACCAAAATCCGCGAATCGCCGAGAACCGGAGTATATTGATTGCGGCAACTGTGCTTATTTATATGATCCTGTTCGGTCACGGATTACCCTCTAAAATCAATAGGAATCTATAAATTGTAAATTGATATATTCGCTTCTCTGCTTCGCATTCTCCTTATATGCTTTTCTTCGTATAGACTACCATATATGCGCTAGGACTATTATCTTTAAACCCTGATATTCTATGAACCCGTCTATCGTCGTATAAAATATCACCATCAGGAGTATTACAGATAGCAGAGTAATGTCCGCCGTGTAATGAACCGAAATGTAAAGCGACGGACGAAAAATCATAGATGACTTCTTTTTTATTCGTTAGGACGCTTCCTTTATTGAACTTTAAATAGTCGTTTATTGTGATATGCGCGTCATTCTTTTCGCGGGTGTTCATAAAACGTTTGATCATTATTACGAATACATTGGGTAATTTCCATAATTTCGTAGATTTTTTATAGGCGGTATTCTTGCGACATGTGGAGCAAAACCAGTCATCACCTTGTATAATTTCTTCTTTCAATGAATTTGATATCATATCCGATATTTTAGGATGCGCGATATCTACTGGAATATCCAGATTAAGCGACGTAAATGGTTCAAAATTATAGAACGTTGTATGACAATGAACGCATCGCGTAGTATTCAAATAAAACCCCTGAGTGTTCTCCTGCCATACCGATATCTTAGCATTAAATTTATTATAATAATATTCATATTTATTTTTTAATAGTTTGCAACTTACAAAAGCATTATGAAACTCCGCGTCGTCTTTGTAGATAACCCCTTGTGTCAATTGATCCTCAAAAATGAATTTGGCACGCGTTGCTTGCATGCCAGCGGATGTCTCTATTTCATCTGCGATTTTATCACTCAAGTATGTCCATAGTTCTCCTATATCAATTTGTTCTCCTGGATAAAAGACGTCTTTGAATATGCTATAAAAGGTATGTAGGAATTTGCGAGGAACGATTGAATTATCGCGAACATACATTAGATCTATAATTTCTTTTAATTGTCCAGATATAGTATTGTCTGCGAAGGTATTGTTTAAAATAATTGCGCGGAGTATGTCATTTCTCACAATTACTTGGATTAAACTATTAATCGCACACGTAGAACCTAGGTTTTCTATTCCTTGCATACTATACAATTATATACTTTACATTATATTATACATTTATATACTCGGGTTTGTAATAAAAATATTTTGTAATAAGTAGAATAAAAATAAATTAAAAATGCCTCGTAAATCCAAAAATACGAAGTCATTGTCAAAGACATTAAAGAGCTTGTCACCTATTCCAGGAACCCCAGGTGGTCCTGGAGGTGTCAATAGTCCAGTAAATCCTCTATCATCATCAAGTAAATCAACAGCGATGCTCTTCGCGATTTTTGTAGGATTATTAGGGTTAGTAATCAACATATATGCCCTGGTTTGGATTTTTAAATTAGAGGAGATCCCTGAATGTAAATGCAGTGAATCCTGGATGCGCACATATATCAAGTATTATTTACACGCGAGTATACCGGTGATGATAATAACTACCCTTATAAATATGTATTTATATTCAAATAGTCTCACACAAGCCGATCTTGCCAACAACAGTTTATTCACAGCATATCGTATATTTGCTGGATTTGTCGGTTTGTTCGGATTCGCAAATATTGCGATAGCTATCGTATTTATAAATAAATTAAAAGAAATAAATTGTGAATGTAGTGAAGATATAAAACGCGAGATATACTTCATCTATAATATTATAGGCGCAGCATTTGTCGGTCTCGCAGTGCTATTCTCATTAATGGCGTTACCGATCGCTTTCTTAATGATGCGAAAGTAGACACTCATAGACATTAATCAAGTTCATCTATCTTCGGTGTTCCTTTCACATCACCACCCACTTCTTCCGCGTCATCGTCGTCTTCTTCATCGTCCCCACCGGCACTAGCGCTGGCATCCATCGGTGCACCAGACATCGCACCTGCCTGACTATATAGTTTTTGCATCAACGGATTCACCTTTCCTTCAAGTTCCTTTTGTTTTTCCTTATAAACGTCGGTTTCCGCCTTGTCGTTTTCTTCCAACCATTTAATACCTTCTTCAACAATCGGGTCAAGTTCTGCTTTAACTTCCTCTAGAATTGCTGGCGAATCATCACGTTTTACCATCGTATTCTTAAGATTATACAAGTAGTTCTCAAGTCCATTCTTTACCTCAATTTTCTCCTTAAGTTTATTGTCCTCTTCCTTGAATTCATCTGCCTTCTTGATCATCTCCTCAATCTGTTCCTTTGACAAGCGACCCTTGTCATTCGTAATCGTAATATGATTCGTCTTCTTGGTTGTCTTCTCTTCCGCCGAGATATTCATAATACCATTCGCATCCACATCAAATGAAACTTCAATCTGTGGTTGTCCGCGGGGCATTGGTGGAATACCGTCCAAATGGAAACTACCGAGTAGGTTATTATCCTTCGTAAACCCTCGCTCTCCCTCGTAAATCTTGATATCAACGCCAGGTTGATTATCTGCGTAGGTTGAGAAAGTCTGTGACTTCTTTGTAGGGATCGTAGTATTACGCTCAATGATTTTCGTCATCACACCACCCGCCGTCTCAATCCCAAGTGACAGAGGCGCGACATCAAGTAGAAGCAACTCATTTGTCTTTGAATTACCCTGTCCAGTTAGAATAGATGCCTGAACCGCCGCACCATATGCTACCGCTTCATCGGGATTTAGCGACTTGTTCAATTGCTTTCCATTAAAGTAGTTGGAAAGGATCTCTTGGACACGTGGAATACGCGTAGTTCCACCTACAAGCACGATCTCGTGAATATCCCCCTTAGACATCTTAGCGTCTTTTAGAAGTCTGTCAAGAGGTTCCAGAGTTCTTGCGAATACCTTGTCGGCAAGTTGCTCAAACTTCGCACGTGTTAGAGTCGTGCTATAATCTACACCGTCAAGCAACGATTCAACCTCAATCGTAGTTGTCGTAGATGATGAAAGCGTCTTCTTCGCCTTTTCAGCAGCAATATTAAGACGCTTAAGAGCACGAGCATTCTCCCTAACATTCTTCTTCATCCTCTTCTGGATATCCTCACACAACCACTCTACAATCAGGTTGTCAATATCAGAACCGCCCAAATGCGTATCTCCACCAGTCGCCTTTACCTCAAAAATACCCCCATCCAGAGTTAAAATAGATACATCGTGTGTTCCCAAACACGATATTATTACCATAATAGCGTTTAACTATTATTTCTCATACTTTCGCATGAGTTTAGACTATATCTTATTTAGATTTGATATGTTGTTTAATTGTTTTTAATGTATTAACCCAAATGTCAGGTGTTATTAAATAATATTCCTTATAATTTCCCTTTTGTATCTCCTCTTTTACAGCATTTATTTTCGCTTCATTCTTTCCAGATTTAATATCATTTCTATACCAAATATGATTATCTTTTATTTCTATTAATAAGTCGTTTATCATAAAATCAACTTTGTATTTCCTAACGATCCCTTGAAATACATAGGGGATCATTGGTCCATTTTTAACAATGAAACCATTGTTATTACACCAGTTGATAAAGTTTAATTCCAATTTAGACTGATATAGAAGACTATCATTCACGCAGTTTTTCGTGGTTCTTATCTTGAACGTCTTATTACACAATGTACAAGACGAACATAATATTTTATAACAATTTTTATATTTCTCTAATGTCTTCGCGCGCCAATCATTACCGCAATTATCACATCGCATTATAGGTTGGTTCGCTTTAATAATTAGATCATTTGTATTGTCATAGAATACGCCCGAAAATAGCATCTGGTTATTTGTTTTGAAAACAGACCAATATTCTAAATCTTCTATTTTATATTTTCCATTTTGGAGACTTATTATGTTTTTAGAAATTCGTTTATAATCCTCATTTGTCAAATGATACGAATAGTAAGTATTCTTGAAATCGTCATCATATTCATCAAATAGCAGTTCACTCTCCTCTTTTTGTTCTCTTAGCGTCAAAGAGTTTTCAGGCACCCGTTGAACATTCTTAGTATCCTTATTATCCAAACAAGATAAATAGTAAGAATGATTTAATCTTTTTGCCTCCTCTTTATTTACACATTCTCCACAACGGTAAGAACATTTGTTTATCTTTCTTAAAAACTGTGTAGTTCCTACGATATGAGTTGCGTCGCACGTTATACAATTGTATTTAATATGAAACGTATCTCTCTTTGATAAGTGCTTGCCATTGAGTGTAATGTGATAAATGCTATTTTTTTTTGATGAATATTTATTACAAGAAAATTCTAATTGAATGCTTTTTATTTCTATAGGGATATTATCTTTCGTGATCTCGGTTATAGTATTTAATATTTTCAACCTTTCGTCCATTATATCTCTCGTATTCTAATATAATGGTATGTGTTTATACATTATTATCAATTTTCAAATCTAAACGCCGGCATTCGTGGATATTTCTGGTGATGATTACATACATAATGATTACCTTACTTTATCTAGTCGTTGAACCGTATTGTTATCACTAACAATATTGGCTGCTGATTGTCCATTTCATAATATCCTATTAAAATAGAATACATTCATCCATATCTTTTTCAAACCTTCGCATTTATGCTCACGCATTCCGCTGTGGTAGATAGTGGTTTTAGGAGTTTCCAGCAATTAACCGGCTTCCACACATCGCGATCGTTTAACAACAAGCAATGGGTGTACGGGCATACTCCGTAGGTAGCAGAACTTTACCACCGCAATCAAAAACTAAAATATTCCTCTCCTGCTTATCACCCGTCTTATCAAGACCATAAGCGATCGCCGCTGCCGTCGGTTCATTAATGATACGTAGAACCTCAAGACCAGCAATAGCACCCGCATCCTTCGTCGCTTGTCTCTGTGAATCATTAAAATACGCAGGAACTGTGATAACCACCTTTTTAAGCGGATGTCCGAGGAACGATTCCGTAGTCTCTTTCAGGCGTTGAATAACCATCGCTGAAATCTCTTCGGGGTGAAATTGCTTATCTTCATTCTTATAGCGAACATTCACCAAAGGCTTATTATTGCTATCGCCAGTGACATTAAACGACCATAGTTTAATATCTTCCTGAACAACCGCATCGCTAAACTTCCTACCAATCAGACGCTTCGCGTCATACACAGTGTTTTTAGGATTCGTAGTAGATTGATTCTTCGCAGCATCTCCAACAAGTTTCTCTTCATCCGAAAAAGAAACATATGAAGGGATAATGCGGGAACCAGTCTGTCCGTCGGGAATAATCTCAACTCTGTCATTCATCCATACAGCAGCGCAACTTGTCGTAGTTCCAATGTCAAAACCTGCCGCAATCTCATCTGTATTCACCATTCTTGATATTTCTCTATGGTTATTATATATGACAAAATCTTTATATATTTTTGTGGTTGGATGCGGGTGAGATGATTCCAAAATAATAAATATATATAGTAAATATAAGATATCAGGTATGAGTTCCGTAGATTTAAACAATACTTTTAAATACGATAAGATCGTTATGAATTTAAACAATCAAAACTGCCTATCCAATAATCCTAATGAAACCTCCTTTTATGTTAATCTAGTAGAACCAATCAAAAATATAGTCTTCGTCAAAATTCTAAGAGCTTCTATAATCTCTACAAGTGCTATCAGCACATCCCCGTTATTATATAAAAAAAACGATCCTATACATCTATCTATTAATGATTATGATCGGTCACTTTCCTATTTAAAAACCGTTCAATTATCTACTACCCCTAATATACTGGATAGTGTCTCTAACTTATTCCAAAAAAACGGTGTAAACATTAACAAACCAATTCTTAATAGTTTCAATGATGGGGTCGCACATACTGAAACTATTACACAACAAAACACTGAAAACATGACTTTAAAATTATACGACAACACCATAACAATGTCAGGAGAAGTATTACGAGAAAACTCAAAATTTATGAATATATTTAGTCCTACGCCATCATCAACGCGATTTATGGCGTTCTCTGATACAGATTATCTAGTTTATTATAACTCTATAACGCCTACTGACAGCAGATTTGTTAAAAGTATAGAAGTTGTTATTGAAAATGTAGCATCACCTTTAACACCTGAAAATAACACTATAAATATAGCAGTGAAGGTATGGGGTTCTGTTGATGGTATTACTTGGAATGATCTAGGTAATACAAAAACGAATGTTATGACTTTCGCAACGAATAATTGGGCAACCTCATCCACAAGAACGGTGACTTTTGATGTAGCTGTGATAACTTCATATCAGTATCATAAAGTATCTTTCATACCTACTGGATTTACCGAACCAGCAGAAATGAAAACAAAAATAAAAATTTTAAAAATAGATTTAATTACATACGTGTTAATGACTATAAGTAAGGACGTGTTTGACACCGTGAAATATTTTGATATCATACCATATTCTACAGATACATTTTCGGAAATATCATATAGTCAAGCATCGTTTGACTGGTCTGACCCTTCCGTGTATATACTAAATCCTCCAGAACCAAATTTAAGAAGATTAAATATTGAATTAAGGGACAAGACATTTAAACCATTTGATACCGCAATTTTAACCGATTTTAATCTTTCCATTTGCGTATATTATATCAAAAACAGAGTGTAAACAGATATAAAAGATATCAACAATATTAAACTAATAAAACAAAAAACAATATGAATTTAAATGTGTTCAATAACTTTAAAGCGGTATACTATAATACTCTTACGAACTTTTATTTATACTTTAATACCATTGTCCCATATTACGATGATGTAATTCTGTCATTATCTATTACGTCTTTTAAAAATATCATAAAAAATAGCAAGGTAAAGTTTAAAGAAAATAGATTGATCCAACTAATCTATTCACTTGACGACAATGATAAAATAGTAGTAGATGACGACGGATTCGTTTTTGTGGATTATTATAACAAGGATCCTGAAACTGATGATGACGCGGATACTGTTGTAGATACTCGCGAACCCGTAGCAGATGATAATGACATAGATATTAACGAACCCGTCGCGGATACTAACGAACATGTAGCGGATACTAGCGAACCCGTCGCGGATACTAACGAACCTGTAGCGGATACTAGCGAACCTGTAGCAGATACTAGCGAACCCGTCGCGGATACTAATGAACCCGTCGCGGATACTAATGAACCCGTCGCGGATACTAATGAACCTGTAGCAGATACTAATGAACCTGTAGCGGATACTAATGAACCTGTAGCGGATGATGCGAGTGATCCTGTCGCATATAACAGTATTGAAAAAAAAAATAATTAGGTAATATATTTCAATGTTAACTTCTTTTTCCATAAATCTTTTAATTCTTCCGCATGGTTGATTTTTCCATAGCAACTACTTTTCAATCTCTTCAATATATCATCGTGGATAATGGTTTTGATATAGGAATCAAATTGGTTTATATGGTATTGTTTTTCAGTTGCCATTGCAGGGTCGTTGGTATAGATTGTGTAATAGATGTAACATGTATATAAATAATATAGAACAGTATCCATACTCCCTAGTGTATAACCTTTCTGAACGTCAATAGAGAAGCATTCATTTTTGACATTTATAATATTTATTAAATTAAATATTGTATTATCCTCATTATTTATAAGTTTGATATCATAGTGGGTGTAGAAAATTTTATCTTTATCTATAAAATTAACAATGTCTGTGCGGTGGTTTGATAAATTGCAATCCCGAATTATATTTAGGATATCGTTCTTGGTTTTATCATAGTCCACTGATAATATGGTAATGTATTTGGACGCCCCATTTATTCGTCCACAACAATTTGTTACCAATCCCTTGTATATTTTTAAAGCGTAACTATCTATGATCGGGTTTTTCATTTTTTTTATGTAGTTTAAAATGTTCCTTACCAGTCCTGAATAAACTGGTGGTATTTTAATACATTCGTATTTAACATTAATAACAGACATCGGATAGGTCTTGTTTAATAGTTGTAATCTTCCATATAATTTTTCCCATCTATACCACGACTGCTCAGGGCGCGACAACTCGTAGTATAGGTCTTTTTTGATTATTGTCAGCGGTATTATATTATATTTATCCTTGTAATATTTTAGTTGTTTTGTCTCTTTTTTACTATACTTTAAAAGATTGTCATAGATGTTGGATTTAATGAAACTAATGTCAAAGATTTGCTTGCCATATACAAACACGCGATACGTGCCTTTATGAATCGCACTCCTTATTTTAATATAAGCATATCCCTTGCTCTTGATAATTTTTGAAAGTTCTATTGAATCATTTAGCGGATTTTTGGAAAAACAATCATAGTCATTAATCGTGTAATCCTTGTAAAATCTTAGTTTTTTTGGTAATATAGCGTTGATCACAAAACCACCATATAATATTAGTTTCTTTCTAATAATGAAATTTGATATTAATTTGAGAACATTATTATATTCGTGATAGACCCCCTTTATTTTATTAACTTCTATCTCTCTAATGATTTTGTCTATTTTATGTTCCGTGTTCGAATTACTCATTCTCTATACCTTGTCTCTATTATGATATAAGTTAAAAAAATAAAATACAAAAGTATTAAGGAAACTCTACTCCTTCGCTTTCTTCGCCTTCTTTGCTTTCTTCGCCTTAGGTTTCGCCTTTTGATATTGGACGTTAGCGTTTAAACTTTTGCGGTCTATATAAACTTTCTTGCCGTGCTTGTTAATTATAAATTTACCATCCTTGGGTCCCGTATATACCTTGACATTCCCCGCGTGTTGTCCTCCTTGCTGCGATTGCGATTTCTGGGACTCTGATTGCTGTTTATCAAAAAAATGCTGTAGCTGTTGTAAATGTTCTAGTTGCTTTTGATTCTGTTCCTGTGTTTGCCCACCTTGTTGTAATTTTTGAATTAAACTCGTTGTAATTGCTTCTAACGACGAAGTAGCCATCTATTTTAAATATCCTAATATATACGAAGATAATTTTTTACAAAAAATGACAATGAAGACTTTGAACACATTTAATGCTTCTTACGAATCTCAGTCTGGATATATTACTCTATATATCCACGAACCTGTGCTTCAGTGATCTAAGCAACCTTCTATTACACTGCAAACAAGTGTATCGTAATAGACACGTCTTCTTGAAAAACAACCCTCAACTAAATAATTATTCGCTATTTGATAATACGACTTCTGTTTATCACCTAGTGTTTTATAGCAATACACTTCCAGATATCAAACGTCGTTACAACCGCAATGAATTATATGCGATTACAAACATAGTATCATATTATGTTGTAAATAATGTGATTTCAAGGGATATCGCTGAAATATATTTGCTAGCAATTTATGCGAGAGCAGCGCTTGATACTCTAAATCTTAATTTAAAAAAAAATACGCGGTTAAAGTTGTGTTGTAAAATCTTCAAATGTATTTTTCGCTATGATTGGGAATACTTGAATATTAACCTGTATGATCTATTTAGCATCATACACTGTATTGTATATAAAAGGTATAATGATCTCTACGGTATCCTGTATCATCTTCAAATCCATAAATCATTAACGCCATTGAAAACGCTACATATCCTTTTACATTACAAAAATGATGTAGATGCCGAAGGGGATATCTTGTGTTTCACAATCATCTACATTCTATATCTTTATGTAGGGTATATACATCGGTATATAAAGGAAACCAACTTTGAAAAGTTAATCCCTGCGATTCTAGAAAAATGCGAAGAAATTAAAAGTGGTTTATGCGACAATAAGACGTTGCCGAATAATTTAAAAATAATGTTTTTGAAAAAAATAAATACCACCTATGATATATTCTATACAACGTCTTCGTATTCGTAATACTCAAACTTTGGCATTATACTACCTACTTGTGTATTCTCGCTTGCTTCTTTTAAATCCGTCCCTTGGAATAATGTAGAAGAATTCAAAAATACCGGTTGGACGATTTGCTTTGTTCCATATGAACATACATTGGGACGATGTGGTGTTTCACCCCGATAATGATACTTATAATCAATTGGGTTATATATCCTGGATGGGAATTTGGTGTCTTCGTATTGTGTGTCGTCATACCCACTGTCTTCATATTGAACGTCATCATACTGTGTTGTATTGTATCTATCTTTGTAATCCTTGTAACTTTTATCAAATGAAGTTCCTGAAGTTCCTGAAGTTCCTGAAGATCCTGAAGTTCCTGATGTTCCTGATGTTCCTGAAGTTCCTGAAGTTCCTGAAGTTCCTGAAGTTCCTGAAGTTCCTGATGTTCCTGAAGTTCCTGATGTTCCTGATGTTCCTGATGTTCCTGATGTTCCTGAAGTTCCTGATGTTCCTGATGTTCCTGATGTTCCTGATGTTCCTCCAAGACCAGCTATCGTATTCGTATTACCTATTATAGATGCGTTATTCACGATCGTAGAAATTACGTCGTTATTTTTGTTATTTATATTATTTAATAAATTCTGGTTATTAGGATTAATAGCATCATTTAATATAGTATTTTGTTGTGATTGTTCTTCTGTTTGTTGTGATTGTTCTTCTGTTTGTTGTTGCCCAGGACGCTGTCTTGGTCTTTGCCTCGTAAATGGCATACTTGTTTTTGTGTCATCACTATCCTTATCACTCATCATAATATTAATATTAAAGACATTGTCGCTATTTCGCACGATATCTGCGATATGCTTGTCAGTCCCCATAATAACATTTGAACTGTTTAATTCACTTTGGTTGTTGTTATAAAGGGAGATTGGTATTTGTAGCGCTTTTCGCTTCAATAGATCTTGGCGCTTTAGTTCGTTTGCGATTAAGCGAAGTTCGGATAATAAGAAGGTCTGGTTGAATATTTCTAATAATTTTTTGTCGGATACTGTATATTCATTTCGCAATCTAGTTTCAAACGCATTGTATTTATCGTGCATTAACAACGCTTTAAATAAATAATCATTAAATTGTAAATGAATATAGCATTTGATTAAAAAATCTAGCAGTTTCTTATTTACCAATTCGGTATTATGCTGATTTTTGTATAACTTTTTTAAATTATCTGCCAGTTGTCCTTTGGATATCTTTGTGATTAATTCAGGGTTTATGTCATTACTTTGCATATTCGTAATAATTTTATATTCCGTAGAGTTGTATATTCTTAATTTTAGCAATTCCTCGTCCATTTCGTTTTCGTAAAAATCCTGTAAGTTCTTGCGTAGTTCTATGTCGGTCGGCTGTCTCTCAAGTGTGTTCTTGTATACGTTTATAATCGTATATTCATTCATATTGTTTTTTGAGATTGCTGCGGGATCATCTGTGTAGTTCTTAATCGTATAGGGCAAATATTGATCCCCTACTGGATCAGTAATTGTCGAGTATTTATCATAGATATCATTATTATAATTGTCTGTTTGCAAGTTTAAACTTTCTTCCTGTCGGGTAATTGTCAAAGGACTATTCTTCTCAAAGTAGTCAGTCTTTCTTGCTTCCAAGAGTTTTTCGTAAGTCGTATTGACATCTTCATTCTCAAAGGTTTCATAGGTCGCATTGGATATGATAGAGATAATGTCTCTAAAATCATCGATACCATTGTTGAAATAAATAGTCTTTATGTAATCGCCAAAATAGACTACTAGAAATATCACAATGGTTGTAAGAATAGATATAATTAATATATAATTTTTCATAACCCTCTCTTATAAGATATAAATAAAAATATGTTGCTAATAAATATTATATAAGATTTTATTCTATATAATATATAATAAATATCATATCCAAATGGAACACAAGTATAGACCTTCGGTGTCCGCTTCTAAAAAGCGGAAACTAACGTGTGAAGACGAAGAAGTGGAAGAGAATGAGGTTCAAGAGAAAAACATTTACATCATCAACAACCATCTCTATTTTTGTTCGGATATTACGCCGAGATCTGCGTTCACACTATGTAAATATCTCAGGAGTCTAGAAATTAAATTGAAGATGGAACAACTCACAATGTCGTGTGGTGGGAAACCAGAGATATATTTGCACATAACTACGAATGGTGGTTGTATCTGTTCAGCGTTCTCCATCATAGACTGCTTTAAAAGTCTTACGATTCCTGTGAATACGGTAATTGATGCCAACGTATCCTCAGCGGGAACGATTATCAGTATTCACGGAGCGAAACGATACATCTGTGAGAATTCGTATGTCCTCATTCACGAATTACGTTCGGGTTGCTGGGGTAAATTGGCATATATTGACGATACCTATAAGAATTGCCTGAAGATACAAGAACATATCAACAAAATTTATTTGGATAAAACAAATATGACAAAGAAGCAGTTGAAGGAACTCCTTGTAAAAGACTTGGAACTAAATGCGGACGAATGTATTCGTATGGGAATCGCAGACGAGATTTACATTGTGTAATAAATGGGAATGTGGAGCGAACGGATATTCGGATATAATTTTTTAATTCTTTTTATATATTAGATTACTACACACTAACCTAATTCTATGAGCAAAGTATTTTTCAATGATATCTATATTTATATGATAATGATTACCATCCTATTATCCTATGCGATTATCAGTTCGCTGTATATATTGCTGAATGACGATTACAATATCATACTGCGAATCCTTGTAATCTTTGTGATCGCGATTGCTGTTTTTCTGGCGATGAAAAAAGAGACGTTCTTGCCATTCTTAGGGTTGGCAGTATTACCAAGTCCGTTAATTGCGAACGAAAAAATACCGAACGGGGCAAATCTTTCTTACACAATTGATATGGACGGATATCCAGACGATACTTTAGTAGTCTATTGGGCGGCGAATAAAACAGATGCGGTCATAGAAGATCCCTTTGAAGCATACAAAAACTATAATAATGTGGGTGTGTCCAAGGTGAAGAAAGGTAAGGCGGTGGTTCGCATATTTTGCCCGGACCGCTACAAGGTTAAAAAAGTATTTACTCAATTACTAGAACGACATTTCCATTATCGTATTGTATTTAAGGAAACTGGTTTCGTAAGTCCCGTGATGACTGTGAAGGTGGATTGTTAAAGGAGAGTTATTAAATAATTTTATTTATAAAACTACGCTCGTCCTTTGTTAGTTTGAATAAACGATATAGTTCATCGTTGCTTACGCTACCATCTTCAATATAGGGAATGTTTTTGAAGATTGACAACGAATTAAAACCAGACCATTTACATATTGTAAATATAAACTGGTATAATTTACTATTTAATACATCAACGTATTTTTTGTTATTTGTCACTATATATAATTGTGCTTCTGTAAATCCGTATTTACCAGCATCATATATCGGTTTTAAATATCCTGAAGTATTTAATAATATTTTATTCTTATCTGCCAACGAATGTTTTATTTTTGAACATATATTCTTATGAGATGATGTATGTAATATAGGGTATTTGAAAACCGTTTTATTACATTCGCCTATTAAATCCTTGTTTTTCCAATGGTGTAATTCACTTGACGACTCAAAGGATACTTTTGCGAACTTATTATTATAAAATTTGTGAATGATTGATAAACTTTTGTCGGTTAATAAAGTAGGCAAAAAATGTATGTCGTTTATTAACATTTTACTCTCATATATTTTCTTATCATACTGGCATATTACTGTCGTATCCTTTTTAACCCATGTTTTTTTTATTAAGTAATAACTGAATGAACTTCCAACGCCTTTAAAGTATTTTTCACACTCCATTATGTTCAAATGAATGATATAGTTGTTATAAAAAATGTCCTTGTGTTTAAAACCAGGAGTCATCCAACTATACGGGGTTATAAATAACAAATATCCGTCATCTCTTACAAAATTGCGAAATGATCTATCTATAAATACCGACCATAAATTATTAAGTAATGCTCTGCGCTCTCCTTCTTCATTTGTATTCTGGTATGGGGGGTTTCCCATAACTATATCAAATTTATCCTTAGAACCCCCCGTCTTATAATCAAGGAATGAACCTTCAAATATATTTAATTTATATGTAGTTCCACAAAATATCTTTTTCATCATAAATACATTCGCTTTGTCAATCTCAACCATATAAAGCATATTCTCTAAAATATGCTTTCTACGGTTCTCTTCGTTTTCAATCTTCAATCCATTCATTAACCTCATATAAACTGCTACTGGAAAGTTCCCCATTCCTGCCGCAGGGTCTAACCATTTCAAATTTTTGTTTTTCCACACGTCTTTTGGTAGTGTGTCAAGCATCTCATTTACTAAATTCATAGGCGTAAATACTTCTCCGCGCTCCTTCTTTTCTGTTTGCTTTGGTGCTAAGTTGGCATTAATAAATTCCAATAATTTATCAAGTTCCTTTATATTATAAATTTTCTGTTTCTTCATATGTATAATTTTATTTATTTCAATATGTCCACCTGATTGCCTGTCCAGTTTTGCGGGTTTTTCATTCATTAATCTTATAATATTATAAACCATATTAAATAACTCATAATTTGATATCGTATCCTTTTTAATGACTCTCTTTTTCAAATAAAACACAAAAATCTCTTTTAAATGTTCATCATTATCTAGTTCATCAAATATTTTGAGGATTTCGTAATTGATTTCTTTAATCTTATCATCTGTAAATATACATTCAAGATTAGAATATGACGATATAAAAGTTAATATTGATATGGATTCGCTTAGTATATCATACCACATCTCACTAACGCTAATTTCCTTTTTAATTTTTGGTTGCTTTGCGTAGATATCCTTGAGTCTTCTTTTGCCAGATAAAAAAACTTGTTCTGGAATTATAACTGCCTTTTTATTTTTGCCTTTCTCATTATTAAATAATCTTCTAATATCAAAGTCGTCTGTTAAAAGGTCTTTGATATTCTCTGTAAAAATATCTTGTTCTTTGAGAATCGTCTTTATATTCTCTGTGTTTATTTCCCAAGAACTAATTAGTCTATCAAAGAATTCCTTTACATACCTCTGGTTGTCAGCTTCTGTTTCATATTTATTTATAAACTTGTCCTTGTCTATATTGATTAAATCCGCAATAATGCGATTAGCTTCGTCCTTACCCCCTTCCTTATCATCCTTATTTGATATTCTATCCGCAAAATATTCAAGAGTATATATTGTTCGTTGCGGATTTAAATCCACCATAAAACCATACTTCTTTTTCGGACAAAAACTGCTTCCGTCGCATTTCACATCATCATCTATCTCCGTCATACTTCTAAAAATCATTTGATATATAGCATCCGTAGCAGTAATATTCGTAAATAGCGAAACGATATCTACGTTTTCTAACGAAATACCGAGTTGTAATCGTTTGCCCGCTAATATTATTAAACCGTCATACTTTAAATACCTTATTTTTTCTTCTAAATTTCTTATTTCCTTTTTAATATTATCTGCCTTCTCCATATATTCTACATTTGCAAATCTATTGTTTCCAAATGTAGGTGCGCGATCCGCAATATAAAACATATACTTTGTAAATATATAATGAAACTTAAAATTCAATAAATGTAATAGGGCATTCATAATATGCGCAATATGGTCTGGTGGTAAAAACCATAATTGTGTCGTCTTATGTAAAGGGGTCTGTAAAGTCCTACATTTATTATTACATATTCTTTCAATTCTTGGCAATACTCCTTTCATCTTGTATTGATTTTGTGTAGCGTATCCCATAGATATCCTATTGTCGTCGTCGGTTGCTGGATAACCGAAATAATATTGGAAGAGTTGTACTAACTGCTCCTCATTTACAAAGGAAACGTTCGTCTTATGTTGGAATAATTTGCCCATATTAAAACCGACATTGGTGTCAACCAGTAATTTTCTTTGTTGTTCAAAAAACTCACTATCCCATACAGAAGTTATCATATAGGGTTCGGGAAAATACATGTATTGTTTTATTATGTTCTCAATAATCGTCTTGTTATTATTATTGATAGATACTGTAGATTGATCTCCCCAATCCCACCCATTATTTTTTAACACCTTTTTTACTATATTTTTACTAAACCGTTTGGATAAATGTTTAACAACCTCTCTAAAACTGCTCGTTTTGTTTGTCATATCTTTAATCATCTTTATATCATCCAAATCCCATTTTATCAAGTAATTACTGTCAATCCCATACTCTTTATGTGGTTTATTATAGGTTGCTGTGACAAATATTTTTACTGAATCGTTCGTATTTAAAGTTTTCACGATTTGTTGTGCGATTTCTGTAGTCATACCAAAATGTGCTTCATCCATAAATATAATTTTAATATTATTTTTTTCCCCAAAATACCTTTCAATATTAACCTTGTATATATTATCATCTATTTCTACTTTGTCTCCCTTTACATTCCCGAGACGTTGCTTAGAAATTAAATATACATAATGTTTGCTTTTGTTTTCATTAAATTCTATGTCCTTATCTTTCCCAGCTTTTACAATACCTGCCTCAATATTGTATCGCTTAAAATCTATGTGGTTGTCAAAAGTTTCCTTATATTGTATAAGTGTTTCATTCGGTGATGGCGTTATGATCACATAGTTATTATATGTTTTTTCAGTCTTCATATGTTCTTTCACGTGTCGCAGAATTGCCCCTGCCATCATATATGTTTTTCCAGATCGCGGAATCGCGCCAACAAGTATATTTTTATTTTTCGCATGAATTATAGTTTTCATAAGAGCTGTTATCTTTTCCACAAACAACTCTTGGTGAAAACGTGGTATGAAAGGACGCAACACCCTATCTTTAATTTTTAAATATGTCCTTTTAAATATTTCAATACTTTCTGTATCTTTCCAATAATCAAATAATTCAAGTAGTTTTTTTAATTTATAAAAATGTAATTCCAAATCACCAAGGTCATACACGTTTTCATAATTACCTTCTGGTGATATATAATTTATCAATACATTACTGGATTTATTTGTTGCTTTACAAAGTTCTTTAAACTTCTCTTTATTCTTTACAAATAACAGAGTTTTGATAGCATCATATCCGTCGTCTTCTCTATCCTTAATAATCGTACATAGATTCTGGATATCAAAATCTTTAATATCACCTCCTTTAATATACTTCGCAGATACTAAATAGAGGGTATTCTTATTATCAAACGTAATGTCAGAATACCCTCCAGAATTTCCGCTAATTACACCGTCCATTAGATAAACATCAAAAAAATCATTAATATTTTCAAATGTTGCGCTCTTTTTGTTATTGATATTGCCGATCCCGTGTTTCGTATTACTATCCGTCAAATCTGTTATTCCTAACTTTATACATATATCCCATAACCTTTCATAGATATATCCTTGTATAGATTTGCTATTTTCTAAATCTTTAATTACATTGCTTGCATCTTTGTCATCCTTGTATCCTTCAATTACATCCTTGGCGGTTTTATAATTTCTAATATCTTTTACAAAATCTTTAATATTTTTTTTTGTTCTTGGTTGTATTATTGATTTTTTATGGGTTCTATCTATAATACATCTTCCAGTTTTAGGATTACATATTTTGCCCTTTTCGCATACCTTATGAACACCCTTAGTGTCAATACATTTATTCATTCTAATAGTATTCGTTGAAAAAAATAAAAATATAGAAACATATAATACAAATAGATACTCTTGCTAACTCTACATTATAGATACGTATGTTACTTAGAAAGGCACTGTCATCGTCTGGCGACGTAGAGCATTGAGACTCGCCCCTTTCAAATGTTGCGAGCAATTGATATTGCTGATTGCCGAATCGTCTGATACCCTAAGACGGATAGGCAATACATATCTCTCCGTCCCAGAAACATACTCAAATGTGCTTTTAACAGACGCAGATTCTACTTCGTTTCCATACCCAAATCTCGCTCCCGAACTTCCTCGTGTTGCGCCACGTGTATTAAATACAGGTTCAGGTTTAAGTTTGCGATATACCATAAACGTTAAATAAATCAGTCCTGTATTCTGCGACGTTTCTTCCATACCGAGTTTCAATTCTTCTTCTGTAGGTTTGTATCCTTCGTCCAATGCCTTCTTCACCATCCACTGATACTTGGCATTGGGATTTTGGTCAAAGTTGTAGGATGTGCCATTATTTGCCGGGATCGTCCACAATGTTCCGTCACGCTCAATATTGCTAGGAATCGTAGAATAATCGTGGAAATACTCAGGCGCTTCGTTGTCAACCGCGAAACCAATCGCATATTCGTATCTTGAACTTTCATTTTTGATTTCATTTTTAATACGAATATTTCCTAGTTTAATGACAAGTGGTCCTTCGTTGGTGACGACACGATACCCTTTCGCGTAATCATCACTTTCTTCTTCTCCAGACTCAAAGACCTCCACGTCGTAATTCTTGGTAAAATTCTTCCTCTCCTTCTCATCTTCGTCGTCCTTTCCTTCGCCAAACGAAATATCAAAGTTTACGGCGTGCTTGGCGGTTTCGTAGTTGATCGCGATGTTGGTATCAGTGCGTGTAAGCATTGTTGGTTGATTAAATCAATCATATGGATAATAATCAATTTTTCTATAAAATTGCCCGAATTTACATAGGATATATAAAAAAGTGATTTTATAAAATTGAAAATTAGAGCAAGATATGACAGCACTTCTTATCAAGGAAGCGATGGCAAATATGCCCGACACTCTCAACACCGCAAAGGATATTCAAGAATATTTCAAGATCGCGATGAAAGAAACGGTTCCACATGTTCCACCTCACGAGATACCTCAAGCAGACATTGCTCTCATAGAAAAATTCAAAAAATTACAACCACAATTTACGGCGGTTGTAAGTGGATACCATATGATAAACAAAACACCCATCAAAGAAAGTGTATGGGAAGAAATAAATTGCGATATCGTCGGTGGCGTTTGTAATATTCGCGACGAATCAAATGGGAATCATCTTTCAGGGAAGGATAACCGATTTGACAATGTAGATATTTCTAATAAAACCGCGAAAAAGTCAGGCAATAATATAAGTATATCTTCCTATCGCCTGACTAGTGTATGTTGCGACAAGTCCCCTGGAAACGCAAAAGATATCCTCGCCGAAATTGAAAAAAGAGATGGCACATTCCAGTATTACTCTCTCTTAGTAAGAGATGAAAAGAAACACTCAATAATAAGTTATGAATGGTATTTGATTCCAAAGGATCATTATTTATTCAAGATTGATGCGATCACGCCGAAGGTTGGCAAGGTAGGAAAAAAGAAGAGTGAAATCGTTGGATGGGAGTCCAAATATTGCGACATTACATTTTCAATGTCTTCGCAATTATGGTATAAGATTGATATACGCGAGATTGCACAATATAAGTTGTGTTCTACAGAAATCAATAATGGTAACCCTAAAATCAATTATTCGCAGATATTTCACTCATTTAATAACGCTAGTAACGCCATCTAACCTTTCGTTGCAAATCTTTACATATTCGGGGTTTATCTCAAATCCTATAAAGTTTATATTTTCTATTTTTGCGGCGACACATTCACTACCAGACCCTGCGAATGGGACAACCAATAGCGTATCATCACCGATCTTAGATGCTTTAATTAGTTTCTCACATAATTGTAGTGGTTTTTGCGTTGGATGATCAACCCTTTCTTTTTTACCAGCGCCACCTGATAGAGCAGAAATCTTTATCACATCTCTAGGAAGTGCTCCGTTATCGTGTGCGTTATAGATGGTCTCTGTTTCGCCATTGCTGAACCTTCCTTTTGTCGCCTTTCTAACTTTTCCAGCAGCGTTTTTCAAGAAGGTTTCTGTATAGGGTTCGCGAACATCATCGCGATTAAAATGTGGTTTTTCTTTAGAGCAACACAAAATACTTTCGTGCGTTCTTTGCCAGAAATTAAGCGACGGTGTAACCTTATTTGTATAATGCCATATTATCCAACGAACATTTATATTTATTCTTACGCGAATAAATGCTAAGATTTCACTGAACCCATATATATAGAGAGTGCCTTTTGGTTTTAGGATACGAATACATTCGGTGATCCACTCATCACACCAAAGAAGATATTCATCCATCTTTTGTTTATCACTGTCATTTCCAAAGTCCTTTCCAATATTATACGGCGGGTCACAGATAATAATATCAGCGCTCTCTGCGCTCATTTCCCTCATTTTTATAATACAATCGCCATTGATAATTTGCTGAACTCGTGGTGCGATGGCAGTTTCAGTCATTATAGTTATACCTAAGTGTTATATTAGTTTACTATGTATCATTTTTTATTTTCATTATTTTACGTCACCACGTGATTATAATACTTCAATAAGATATCTTTGTATTCGTTTGCGATATCCTTGTCTATGTATTCTTTCTCTAATATATCAAGCAATTCCATACGACAATATTTGCGGTGTATGGAAATATACTTGGTATAGTATAAAATTAAACTTTCCTTGATATTTAAAAACACCTCCTTGTCCGCTTGTAAATAATTGAACATCTGTTTAATCATATTATCATACGCGATATTAAATATATTATCTTCGTAGATGGTATTCGCATTGGCATTCGTATCCACAAAGTCAATCCTTCGCTGAACTTTATACCCACGAAGAGGATAATCGCTATACTTATTGATGATCAAGTTATAGATTTGAAGTTCATAGAACGTCTGCTTCTGTTTCTTTAAGATCCTTATAATATGTGTATGCCAGTTCTTACATACCGCCGCATTCACCGCGGTAGGCAATATGCGAATGTTCGCGAAATATAGGTCGTTCGTAATCGCAGTCATCCCTTTCCTTATATACTAAGAGGATACCTTAGTATAATAGGTATATCAATTATTATTCATATATAGTATTGTATTTATTATATACATACATACAAAGGTAATAACTATCTATAGTATATGGGTAATATATTTATGATATACTGAATGTTCGCGTTTCGGTGCGATAATGATCTTTCGCTTATAATAACTGATGAAGGATGCCCATATACTGAAATAGGAGTTTGCGATAATATTATGTTGAAACATAGACATCAGTATAAACTCGGTAGCATCGTCTTCCTCTTTGTGTCCATCCTCCTTTATATAATAAATGTTATAGTCGGTTTCGGTGTTCGCGATACTGTCTGCGAAATTATTGATACACCACGCGATATCGTCAGAGAATACGACGACCTTCTTTTTATTTGCGATTTGTAACGCTTCCTTGTAATAAGACATTAGGAGCGGTGAATCGGTTTTTCTACGGATGTGTAGAGATATCATATCGTCATCTTTTGTATTTTTTCCGAAATAATCCAATATACTCCTATATTTATAATACGCCGCATACATAATGTCCTCGTTGCTATATACGACACCAATCATCTTTTCGCGCAGTGAATCATTAATATTCGCGAACGTATGATATTTTCCTTTCAGTAGCACGGGTTCCCTCGCTTTATAATGCGATACTGTGCCGTCAGCGTCGGTGTCCTGGTAATTCACAAAAGGGATCGCATTATACTCGGTCTCACTTAGAACATGAAACAACCCTTTAAATATCGTATTCCAATATGTTCCTTCACCTTCTCCTTCGCATTTAAATACAAGTTTCCTTTTTATTTTTTGTGTTTTTGACAAACGTAAAAAAAATATAATATAGGCGATTTGAAACAACCTGCTTCCCAAACCGCCTTCTATTTCTATGGATGTATATAAAGTAGTCATAGTATTATAATAGTATGAATCATTTATATAATTATATAACCTTATTATTGATTATTCAATAGTTTCCAAGTTGCCAACGCAAGAACACCGCCTACGATTTGTGCGAATATATAGGCAATCATCTTAGGGACACCAATCGCCCCCTTGAGATACATGATGACCGTTAATGTGGTGTTGAAAAAACCACCCGATACTTTCCCAAAAATATAAATCGCCGCCAATAAACCGATTACAATTGGTATGGGGTCTCCTGATTGTAATATACACATAAAGAATATATATGTGCCTATACATTCGGCAAATACCTGCTCTATTTCTAATTTATCGTTCATCATTCCTAATAATATATTATATTTTTTTTCTTATTAAAAAAGAATACCGTCAATATTATTATTGAAACTTTGAAATACAAAGCGATCGATACTTTTCAAGTTGATCCGGGTTTTATTTGATATTTTGTATATGACTTCTTCATCCTTATCGTAATAATACAGATCCGCCAAATTATAAGGCGACGTAAAAATAACATTCTTTACATTCTTCGCGAAATACACGGCATTCACCTTGTCTATATTGAGATATACTGATGTTATATTTATTTGGTCACATTCCGTCTCGTTCACCCTATTTATAATATTCGTATTCATAATTTTACGGATACTTAGTGTTTTTAAATATTCGTCGGATCCTCCATTGGTCATTGTGTGCAACGAAACACTTGATGTGAGCGAATGTTGCGGTCTCAAAGAAAGGGTTGGATTACTCATCCAAAAACCTGCTTTAATATACGATGTTGTCGCGCTAATGTAGAAAAGAAGGAGGGGCAGAATGAGTTTCATTTATTATATATTATATATTATATTATTATTTATATCATAACTATATCATAACTATCAAATACGATATATTGATATAGTTTCAGTATAACGTCTTCATTTAGATTGAAATGTTTCTTGACAATCTGTAATAAGGAATATGTATTCACCTCATCCTTTATAATTACTTCATTATGGTGAAGTTCCTTTGTGATTAGATTTATTTCGTAATTGATCAACCAATCGCAAATTTTATACGGATCTTCAAGTTCCACATTTTCGTTCAACTGATATAGAAAGTTATCCACCGCTTCGCTTGGAGAGCAATATGTTAAAGCAATATCATAGGGGTTCTCTGTAAAATAACAATAATCACCGAAAGACATATACTGCGATTTCCAGCATATATTCGTCAATATATACCATTTTCTATTTTCCTTATATAGTCCTTTGTATCCGTGATCGCAATAGTATATATGCGACTGTATCGGCGTCAATTGTAATGATATGATATAATATACGTAGAGTTTGCCATAATCACGGAGTTTGTTGTAAGGTATGACAAGCGACCCGAAAGGTGTCTCTACATATATATTATTATTATCATTCACAAAAAATACATAGGTTGAATGCTTGTCTTTGTATTTATAATACGTTGAAATTTCTCTCTTATCCTTCATTTCACATATATTTATGTAATTTCGGTGATACTTTTTTAAACTGGTTGGCATCACCATATATATTATAATAAATCATTTTTTATTTCGTGGTAGCAGTAGCGGCAGGAGCAGGAGCAGTAGCAGCAGGAGCAGTAGTAGTAGCAACAGGTGTAACTGCCTTTGTTGTAGTTGTAGTGGTAGGGAGAGTCGCAATTATAGGGGTCGTGGAAATTGGCGGTGTTGTCGGGGTTGTACTAATGGTAATACCATCCGCAAGCGATGGATTCACTGTTATTGCGACAAGCAATATTGTAGTTGTAAGCGCAGATATTAAGGTTATCGAGGTGATCACCCAACTCCATATTTGACAGTCACCAGACGTTAAACAGTCTATATTATAAATCCACAAAATAACAAACGGGACAGTAATCAGCGTATATAACAGATATCCTACAAATCCCCAAACACCTGATATTAAAGAGTAACATATCAAATTGATGAAACTCGTGATGATTATCAAAACTAAATAAGTAATTGCCTGTGTTGAATAGCTTGTTGAATTTATTGAATAAGTGGGTGCATGTGTTAAATAAGTAGGTGCCGGTGTTAAATAACCAGTCATTATCTATATCTATACTATAAAAATAAAAATAAAATAATATCAGGATAAATTTGCTCTAAAAACCATTAAGGAAGATAAAAATTGATATTATCACCTTCTACTTTTATAATTAGAGACAAGCGCAAAGCGCAACAACCAAAGCGAACAACCGAACAACCAAAGCGAACAACCGAACAACCAAAGCGAACCAACAAAAGCGAAGAAACAAAATGTCAAACCCTAGGGGATTTATGGAACCTATTTGGGAACAAAATGAAGATGCCGGATATGACTTTAGCGAAGAAGCATACGCTGCAGACAATGCTTACTACTCTAAATATGGTGGAAACGCATGTATTGTTTGTATGGGTGGTAGTTATATAAAGAATATTAACATTAACGCTGTTGACAATAAAAAGAAATCTTATAGTAATACGGACGATAATACGGTGGACTACTACTATGAGGATGACGATTACTATAATGAAGAAGACTACGAAGACGACACAAACGATTACTAAAACAAAAACAATGGCATATCCTAACAACCCATTATATATGTATGTTATCTATTTTTATATTTTTTTCATAATATATAAACAATATATTCTTTACATTACATAAAAACAGATTATGGAACTCGTGAGTGTCGTCATACCATCCTTTAATCGTTTTAAATTCCTTCTAAACGCCATAAAGTCTATAAAATCACAAACATACAAACACATTGAAATCATCGTTGTAAATGACTGCTCTTCAGAAAAAGAATATTATACATGCGATTGGGACAATATCGGTGTTAAAATAATTCACTTGGAAAAGAACACGCGTGAATTGTTTGGGTTCGTTTGCGTCGGGCACGTTCGTAATATCGGTATTTCTGTGGCAACCGGAAAATATGTCGCATTCTGTGACGACGACGACATCTGGTTCCCAAATAAACTAGAATTGCAACTAGACGCTATGAAACGCACAGGATGTAAAATGTCATCCACTGAAGGCTTATTTGGTCGTGGGGAATACGATCCCTTTGACACGTCATATCGCAAATACAACGCCGAAGCACATATAGACATTTTAAAAAATATCTATAAAAATAGGAATTCTACTTTCTTAGATGATGGGTTTCCTGAACTATGGACAAACCCTTTCCTCAAAATACACAACTGTATTCTCTGTAGTTCAGTTGTAATGGAAAAAGATTTGTTGGATACGATACATAATATGCGGTGTGTAAGCATCTGTTGTGCGATACCAGAAGATTACGATTGCTGGTTGAGGGCAACTGAGCACACCGACTGTGTATACGTGAAAGATCCTTGTATTTATTATGACGGCGGACACGGATACGGGTTGAATCGCTAATACCCTTTCAACACAAAGTAGTATGTGAAGAATGCTTGGAGAAACGCGAAGACAAACATAATAACAATTATTTTGATTATATCATAGTATTCTGGAAACTCGATGTTCCCTATATACGAATTATTTTTATCTTTTATATTCCTTCCTATGCTGAAATGAATAATATTTTCAAACATATTAAGGATTAGGAATACGCCAGCTGATATAGGGATAATGTGATTCGCTACGTTTAGTTTCATAATCTATAAACTACACCTATATTATATAAAAATATAACAATACTTTAATATAATTAAATAATAATATCATAAATAATCTTATTATATATTATGAATAGAAATATAAGTGTCAAGATCTTATTACTTGTGAATGCGTTATCGGTATGTCTTTGCTACAACACCCCGCGATTTAACTTTCAAAATAACAAAGGGGGCAAAAGCGGTTCAAATATTTGTGTGTTGAATTATAACAATGTCTATAGTTCCTTTTACAAATGGTCAAATGAAAATAAAGAAAGTCATCCAAAGATAATTGAGGATACCTTATGGTTGAGCAAATATCGTTTTGTAAATCCTAGCATTCTTATCGGCGTTTATAACGATACCTATAATCTAAATTACATTTGTCTTCTACGAAGGTTGTCACCAACCAATTATAAACTGCTCAATATATTCGCGAACCCCACAAATCACTTTGACGACGACTTGCAACTGTTAAAGAATCTGTTTGAATTCGCGATCCATAATGATATAAAACTGAATACGGATAACCTTACCGAGATTGACAAGAGCAGGTATTTATTAACCTATCTGTTTTATTATTCCCAAGTAAATACCAAGACCTTATAGGTGATACCCATTCCTATATTGAATATACATATTGATTATAAAAACGTGAAACATTAAATAATACTTATTCATCCCATAGTGTAACCGAAAGATTATGTATAAAATCGGTAGATATACTTTGGCGACCTCTAATTCATTTTTACGATTACAATTGCCTTCAGCATCCACATTTACTTTGTTGATTGTATTCAAGATAATTAAAAACGGTGATAGTAGCGACCCGCCGTAGAATATATGCCAGCTAATATTCGTAATGATAGATTTCCTTACAAGAGTCATCAAAAAGGTTGATAGTTGTATAGGAAACATAATCAAAAATGCCGATTCAATCGCACCAGAACCCCTATGTTCATTCTCGGTCAAAAGGAGCGCATTGATTGCCAAGATCTGGCATACAGCGTAGTATTGTTTCATAAGCGCTTTCACATTGCCTGGAATGTTCTCCCAGTTTATATCCCGCGTGGTCGTCTTATCATTCGTGTTGTATTTCACGGTGATATAGTCCGCTAACAAATGATGCCCTACGACCAACGCGAATTTACCGATTTGATATAGATAGTAATACTCTGTATTCCTATAGACCTGATTACGAATACATAACACGCTGTAGAGCATTATCAGCGCGGAACGTGACGTGAATATCATATTATGAAGTTGCAACTCTTTCCATATGATGATCTTGGAGTTTAATCGTGTTTGTGGAACGTGAAATATCAAGGACGATAGAGATAATGTTAAATGCGCTACGGGTATTATGAGCGACGTTTGCGAGTCTGCGTATATATACATAGAACCATAGACTGCTAACCAATAAATACGTATAAAAAAGTTAAATAGACATCCGAATCCTAAAACCTTATGTAGATGATACCTATCGTGATTTGTAAATAATGGTTGTTGCATCGTATTTTTGTATATACATATGTGATTATTATTTATATGTTTATCTCCTTTCTATATGTTTTAAGGGTATAAAAATAATAACAATTTATATATATAGAGTTTATGTAAATGGGTTGGACTGTTTCTACATTTGATAATAAATATCAAATTAAATATGGAAGCAATGCCAGCTATTTAATTACAGAGGACGACGTTAGTTATCTAACAATCACAGATACAAAGCATATTGGCATTAATAATGAATACCCGAACCCCGAGTATTTACTAGATATTAATGGTGAGACGCACATAAACAGCAATCTCTATATTACAGGCAATCAAAATATTAGCAAAAACGTGTATATCAACAGCAACCTTTATATCTCAAAGAACGTTCACATTGGATCTACATTATATACTTCAAATATTATTGGCGTCGGGGTAAATAACAGTAATAACATAAAAATAAATTATTCATCGCATTTCTCTAATAACAGCACACAAATATACGGGAACACATCGTTTATAGGTAGAGTAACTTTAGAGAACGATACATCAAATGACTTCCATTTACTAGATATTAAAGGTTCGATGATGGCTCATAGAATCTATGGAGAAGGTTGTAATATCTATAATATAAACGCAAGCAATGTTAGACTAGGCATTCTTGAGACGAGTTTCGGTGGCACAGGGGTAAATAGAATTGTTCCGAACGCGTTGCTCTATGGAGGACTGAATAATAACGTGCTCCAAACCCCCGATACGCTACGCTATGAAAATAACATATTAAAAGCTCCTGTATTCTCAGGATCTTTGAGCGGCGATGATATTAAATCTGGTGTTGTCAATGTATCCCGTGGAGGCACTGGAATAACCTCCGTCGCAAATGGACATATCCTATTTGGCAATCCAGTAGTAACAAAACCCCTTTTAACATCGCCTGATTTAATGTTCGATACAGAGAATAGAACATTAGAAGTAAACACATTGAAGTTGGGAAATTCCAATATCTATTTGCTTGATACGAGTAATATTTTAAGAAAATTCAACTATAATGATTTAGGCTTATTTACAGCAACAGCAGATACAGAGGGGGTAGTTAAGCCTTCCGATAGGGATTTTTATACGTCTAATTCGTATCTGTGTGTGCGTAAAGAAGTTAACGCGGTTTGGTTAGTGAATGATGACACTGGCAGTAGCAATGTTTATTTCCCTCATGACTTTCGCATAGATTCCTCGCCACAGATGATGTGTTCCGTTGGTATAAATACACGATATCCACAATATTCATTAGATGTCAAAGGCGATATCAATACAAATGGGAATTTTAGGGTGAATGGGGTAGATATCAATCGGGTCGTCGTAGGTTTTGCGGTATCAAATTTACTGATAGATTCTCTGGATGGTATCAGCGTTGCTGCAATGAGACGCTATGTCCCGACAAGCGATGCTGAAAGGGAAATCAGTGATCGCCAAGGAATATGGAGAATCAATAATACAAGCAATAATGATAATGAGAGAACATCAGTTGAAGTCACAAATTTAATCGCAACAGATAGCGTGTATTTAAGTCGTATGATTTTGAATAATACAGATGATCGTAACAGCATACCCTTCTTAGATAGTTCAAAGTATATCTTTAAAATTCAAGATAAAGGCGCAAATGTCTTAAAGTTTAGCAAAACGGGTAATCTGCTCGTCGGCAATAATAACACGGAAAGCGAATTTGATATACCACCTACACAACGCTTGGAAGTTGTAGGGAATATCCACGCAACCGGGTATATACGCTCGTATTACTCTGACGACCGACTCAAAACATTCACCTCCAATATTACAGACGCCCTGAATATTATTGACAATTTAAAGGGGTTTCATTACGTCCCAAACGATAAGGCGCTAGAATTAGGATTCGCGTATGAAAATGAAATCGGTCTCAGCGCCCAAGATGTTCAAAAAGTAGTCCCAGAAATTGTCAAGATCGCCCCCTTTGACTCCGCGAAAGACATTGCGAGCGGAAACATAATCTCAAAAAGCGGCGAAGATTATCTTACAATCTGCTATGAAAGACTTGGTGCCGTCTTCGTTGAAGCAATAAAAGAACTACGACAAGAAAATAAGAAATTGAAAGACGAAATCGTCAGTATTAAAAAAGATTTAGATAATATCAAAAATATTATCTATATTCAATAAAAATAAATGAACGCGCTACTAGCAGGGATTGAACCTGCGACAACTCGGTTAACAGCCGAGTGCTCTAACCAACTGAGCTATAGCAGCACCTAATAATACTATTATGTCTTGTCCTTATATAAAAAATGATTCGTCGTGATATTATAAAACATTTTGTAATATATTATAACGTATTATAATAACGGGAATGCTACTCAGGAATGTCGTCGTAAATTATTTACACAATATACGGAGTCTTCCTGTCATACAATATCAAAACGACCGCATTTGTTATCGCGATATCAACGTATTCAACGTATGTGCAAAAAACACAAATGATATGAACAATAAAAAGCGCGAGAATATCATTGGGAGCATTATAGTGAACGCTAATATGGATGCGAACCCTATAAACGAATACTATCGGTTTTCGCGAAGATGGAATCATTTAAAGGAAGCTATTCGCAATTATTTGACACACGAATTGAATATCCTTCATCCCGCGAATATCCTTTTAATACATAGAGGCGGTAGGAAATACAATTATGATTTTGAAATTCGCAGTGAAACCGATACATATCATATTGAACTGAAATTTAATGTGGATGATGTGAATCAGGCGCCACAATTTGTTTCGCCCTATAATCCGAGTAAGTATATGTCGGCATCCTACGAAGAGTATTACTACGACAATTATCTGCCAATACTGGCATCCTCGCGCGACGACTTGGTAATCCCAGATAAACAAACGTATATCCAAGAAATCAATAGCAATGCCCCAAACAGTATGAAAATGTATCAGACGACCTATTATAATGGATGCAAGGCGAGTAGCAGATACACTGGTGAAAGCAAAGATATAGATTTCTATAAACTAGCAAATAAACTATCTGCCGAAAGCATTCTTACGTTTATTGAGAGAACAGGGTTGAATATAGACACATTAAATGAATATTTGAGTAATTCACAGAAAAATAAAATATATATGCTCTATAAAAATGGCAAGTTCCATAAACAGATCGTAAAAGAGAATAAATATAAAATAAAAAGTTATACGAAATTTAAAAATATGTTCATTGCGAAAACGCAAGAAGGAAAAGATATGAAAATATTATTACGATGGAAGAATGGTAACGGTATCGCTTTCCCTGCGTTCCAAATATCATAATATACGATTTACATATAAATCGGGAGTATATGCGACAGTTCCGTCGTATTGATCGCATTATTTCCAAAGTATAGTTTAATGAACTCTGATGTTCGCTCGTCGCCAAACGACCTATAGATTTGAATATATTTATCAACATTCTCTTCTTCGCATTCATAACGAATACAAATCAAATGGTTCTCAATCAAATATTCTTTTATGTATCCGCATCCATCGTGGGAACCACAGTTAATAAGCGAATACTCAAAGTTATAATTGCCAACACCATAACCCCGATTTATCACTAATAAAGGTTCGTTAAACCCGCTTTTATTGATATAATTTTTCTTTTTGCTATTCGCATATTGTTTGACACACAATGTATTATTTATAATGTCAGACGAATAGATTAAGCGGGTTTTTTGTGGATCGTCCGTAAGTAGCGCTTTATTCTCGTTCCATACTATATTTCCAACAGATACTTTGAAATGTAAGGCGTTCAATGTTGTCGCGTGAATATATAACTCATTTAACCTTTTTATCACATTGTGTGTCCCAAATATCGTATAGTTATCACTCAAATTTTCCAATCTATATTTGCGATTGCTATTTTCACCTTCAAACCCCTCTTTTTTCTTCTGGATGATAAAGATGATCGTCTGTTGTTCAGTGTCAATGTAGGTATCATCGCATTCTTCGATAGATAGTATCGTATACTCTTCATAGATGTGTTTTCTCGTCTTGTTGTAATATAAACAATTTAAAAAACTCTTAGGCAGTATGAAAGAAAGTATCCCGTCATCTGTAAGAAGTGTCATTGATTTAATAATAAAGAGCAGAAAGATATTTGGACGTCCGTCAAAATAATTATAGTATTCTTTCGCGACTTCCGCCTTCGGAAGAACGTAATATGGTGGGTTGCCAATAATCAGGTCAAACCGCTCGCGAATCGCAGTTTTCAAAAAGTCTCCTTCTATAATGCGAATAATCCCATTGTCGTCGCTGTCATTTGCGTATTTATCCTTGATACTCTCAAAGATTGTTTTGTTATATTCAATACCTGTAATGGACGCGTGCGGATAATAGACCCTAACTTTCTCTATAAATTCACAAGAACCACACGAAGGTTCTAGAATATTATGAAATGCGGCAGTTCCTGCCTTGTGTTTCGCAATAAGTTCAAGACACCTAACAATCGTATCCGGTGGCGTAAAATAAATGCCATTGTCACGCTTCTCCTTCTTATCCATCATTTTGGTTAGCGTGCATGACAAGTTGCTAAAACGACTCATTATAATATTATTCTATAAAAAAGAAAAATAAATAATTCATAATCAATTTTTACACGGAGATAACTTCTTCTGGAAGTTATCATTGATTGTATTAAAGATATCTACTATATAATTCTCAAAGTCGTCTTTCAATGGTAGAAAGAGACTAATACTCGTATCAATCTTCACATTCGCAAGTTTCGTATTTGGAACATCCGTGATTTCCATATAATTTATGATTTTAATTAAATCCAAACCGTTTATAATCGTCTTATAACTCGTTTTGAAATTCTTGATAATGAAACGACTCTTGATCTTCTTATAACCGTCTTTGTCTGCCTTTATTTTGTGTTTCACGCATATACGCAGAAACTTGTCATTCTCAACCGTATAGGTTTTGAAATCGTCGGGGATTGACTCCACATAGATATAGATGTCCTCTTTCTTCTGTTTCACACCCTTTTTTATAAACCAGTCGCTCATCTTCCATTCAATAATACTATATACATTGCTGAACATATTGTCATCTTCGCTACCGCCAAATATCTTCTCCATAATACTTGAAGCGTTTTCATCGTCCTGTTTATCCACCATAAAGGTATTGCTCAATTTTTTCATTCGTCGCTTTAGATTATAAGAGGTGATTAATATTTATATGATTGTTGCTATGTTTTTAAGATAGATATCTTTTAAAGATTTATAGTTGCTACTTGATATTATATTTTCTTCTACGAGCCATTTTTTAGAAAGTATATTATACTTGTGGTTTTCATTGAATAATATATTCACACACAGATAGATAAAGCATACAATAATTAGACTATTGCCTATATTCTTCGTCGCCATAAGAATAATCGCGAATAATATTATAGATTGAATCACAACGTTATTTATGATCTTCTGTTGAGCCGGCGTTAACTCAATGCGAAGATACCGACCACCCACTTGCACGAGGATTAAAAATATCATAGACAAGGGTTCTATTGTGGCAACACCGTCTATCCCAGGTATTACTGTAAAAGTCATAATCTAATTGTTGGTAAGATTTTTATAGGACTTTAGTTGATCCAATATAATATCATTAATATCTTTAAATGAAGTTGGAACAGTCGCAGGAGACGATGACGTCGTAGACACCCGTTTATTGGTTGTGTTATCGGCACCATAAAAGGTCTCGTTAAAATTATAGATGTTGTCTTTGAGGAAGTCGCCATCTGTAAATATGATGATGTCTAATATTAACGCGATCAATGTTAAAAATAGCAGGAGACCGATTGTAAGATCCCACAATAATACGTAGTAATTTAATATAAACAATAACAAGAATATCCACGGATTATCTATGATGTCTAGTATGTTGTCGGGATAAATCGCTGCGGGACGCATACCGAGGATGACGAGATAAGAAACAAAAAACCCAGTTAATATGCCTTTAAACACATCTTCTATATTTATATTGTTTTCCATATTCTTCTTTACATTTATATTATATAATTTTTCTTTTCATTTTGTATAATAGAGTATATAAATAATTATTATGAATTATTCAACATTACAAGAGGCATATAATATAGATACTTTTGAAAAAAAACCCAGACCATCGCAGAAACAGAATCGGAATAATGGCGCTGGCAACGCGAATCCGTCGGCGAACACCGCGACGAACGTGAACACCACACCTTCTTATGTTGAAACCAGCAAATTAGCATCAAATTCCAACAAGATACAAGGCGGTTCTTGTTCGCCACTACAAGCACCCACATACAACATCCCTATATCCAATGATTGTAAAAAAGAACACTCGGACGCGATGAATGTATTTCTTGATTCTGGCGCGAATAATGGAAACACCAGTAGCAACGGTAGCGCGAATACCAACCCAACAGCTCAAATGACCTCTATGTTTAATCTCAAAAATTCGGGTAGCGATAGTCGCGATAATGTGATGCCTTTCTATGACGAAGACTTAGAGCAATATTTTAATATTAACAATTTAAACGACGAAGTCAAATACAATTCAAACTCATATATGCCAAATTCAAATAAACAATCTTACACGAATAATGATACTGGCGAATATACAAACAATAATACAATGCTTAAACACGGAAATAACCTATTAAATAACCCCGGTTATAATTTAACACCCGAAGAAAAAAAGAGTGCCGAGGAGGCAATCGCATATTTAAAGAGTATTGAGGAGAAGATTACTAGGAATTCTATTGCGGATCCTGTAATGCCTCCCGCAAATACGGGACCTGGTGGATTTAAATCGCCGGCACAAACGACATCTACAGCACTCGTTCCTTTGCCTCCTCCACCAGTAATAACTACACCTGCGCCAGCTTCGCCACTCGTAATACCTGCGAAAACCGATAAATCCGAAAACTATCTATATAATGCGATTTTTAATATATCAATCCTTCTTATCATTGGTATCGCGATTATATTATTATGCGACCAGATGGTAGAGTTGTCCATACAGATCGGTATGAAACGTGCCGTCTATATATTAGAACCGTTTATAAAGGCACAAACAACAGCATAAATTATTTTTTAATTTGAATTATTATAATAGAAGAATAGAATATATGGATATTATAGTGAAACCTGACAATTGGGTTTTACCGAATCGCATAGGATATAATAAGAAAATATACAATACTTTCAATCCTTCCAAGTATGCTAGCAAAACGGTAAAACAAGCGTGTAAATGCGCTGACGATACGTGCGACTTAGAGGAGAGTTATGTAAAACTGTTGAGACAGCAAAAGATCGTCAAAGATTACATGCAATTTGAAAGTCCCTATAGAGGGATCCTCTTATATCACGAGTTAGGTTCCGGTAAATCCATCGCATCCATCGCAGCAGCCGAGGGATACGTAAATCTTAAAAAAATAGTAATTATGACTCCAGCTTCCTTATCGCAAAACTACGAGAACGAACTATTAATCGCCTCAAAAATTGGACGCGACCTCAAAAAAACCTGGACGCAAATCAAGGTGAATAAAAAGTCAGCAGAGATGATGAAAGAGCTCACTGTGAAATATGCGATCGCCGAGAAATTCGTAAAGAAGAATGGATTGGTGTGGGTTCCGCTCTATAAAGGCGATGTCGCCGGTGCCGAGATAGTTATTGAAAAAATTAAATATAATACGGACACAAGATATCGCGCGGAACTAGATCTCTACATCAATCATATATTACGCAACCGATATACGTTTATCAATTATAATGGACTCACCGAGAAGATGATCAAAGAACTTGGAGCGAAACCCTTTGATAACGCCTTTATAATTATTGACGAAATACATAATTTCATCAGTAGAATTGTGAATGGTTCGCGATTGGCGAAATCAATCTATGTCCATTTGATGAACGCCAAAGGCACAAAGTTAATATTACTTTCCGGAACGCCAATTATTAATCAACCACACGAAATCGCTACGTTGATAAATCTTGTGCGAGGACCCATTAAAGAATATAATATAGACCTATTAAAGAAATCCAATGTTCCAGATATGAAGGCGATCATTCAACATTTACAAGAAAAGAAATTGTATGGTTATGTGGATTCGTTGGATAGCAGTGAAACGTCTATGACATTCACGTTAATACCAGAGAATTTCAAGCGCACAGAAGACAACACCACAACGATTACAAAGGATAAGTGGGCGTTTAGTCAAGAAGAATTAATAAAAAAAATTGTAGAAGAATTAAACAAGGCGAACCTTGTGAAATTATCTGTGAAAAGCAAGGTAGTTCACAACGAAGCATTGCCAACCGACAAAGTAATCTTTAATAAGTTATTTATTGATGATAATGGCGGTGGTCGCGGTGACGACAAAGTAATCACCATAAAGAACGAAGATTTATTTAAACGAAGAATATTAGGGACGATCAGCTATTACAAAACGACAGGGTCGGATTTATTCCCGAAGATGCTCCCAGCAATATCACACGACCTCTATATGACCGATCATCAAATCAAGAAATATCTAGAAGTCCGTTTGGTTGAGATTCGTATGGACGACCGGAAGAAGTTGTTCAAGGGCAAGGGTGGAGGTGATGACATCGGGTCAGTATATCGCGCGTTTAGTAGGATGGTTTGTAATTTTGCGTTTCCCGACGAAGTCAATCGTATATTCCCCAATGACGTTCGCGTGCTTATGAAGAAAGAGTTGAAAGAAATGGTGAATGTAGATAGTAATGATAAGAGTCCTGATGCGGACGCTGAAGCGGATGCTGCGAAACAACTCAACAAGGATGTTGTTGCGGCATATAGCGAGCAATTGGAAGTTGCGATGAATAAGTTAGTAAAACATGATTACTTGGAGATTGATAAATTACGCGATGTATATAGTCCCAAGTTCGCACAGATGTATGAGGATATCCGCACATCACCTGGAAGCGTATTGGTATATTCACAGTTTCGTATGATTGAAGGACTTGGTATATTTAAGGAGGTTTTAAATCGCCAAGGATTCGCCGAAATAAATATAGTGAATAATGAAGAGTTTGGGTATATGATTGACGATATGGATATATTTGAAGAACAATATGATAATAAGAGATACGTCGTCTTTAATTCGGACAGAGTGAAAACCAATATTCTTATGAATATATTCAACGGAAATAGCAAGGCGTTGCCAAAGATTATCCAGGAGCAATTGTCGCATATCAATTTGGAAAAAGAGCAGATGTATGGGAAGGTTGTAAAGGCAATGATGATTACCCAGTCGGGTGCGGAAGGCATCTCTTTAAAAAATGTAAGACGCGTATTAATTACCGAGTATTTCTGGAACTCTGTGCGAATTGATCAGGTGATCGGGCGTGCTGTGCGAACGTGTAGTCATAAGTCGTTACCAGTTGCCGACCAGAACGTTCAAGTATTCTCGTATTTAATGAACTTCACCAAGAAACAATTGAACGACAATCCTACGCTACGAAGCAAAGACAAGGAGATCACGACAGACAAACATATTTATAATATCGCGAAAAGCAAGGAGGGACTCGTGAATTCATTTCTTAAAATGTTAAAAGCTGCTTCGCTAGATTGCGTAATCCAGGCGGATGTAAATCAACCCTTGGCGAACGGATATAAATGCTACAATTGGGCGATTAACGCGAACGACGACGAACTATCCTATACAAATAACCTCAACGATGACAAGAAGATATTACAATTTAAAAACAAACAGCATATAAGGAAAGATAGAGGACGTGCGGTATTAAAGAATGGGAAGAAATACGTCTTACTGAAGGATAAATTATACGATTACTACAGTTATGTTCACGCGGGACTATTGATACCAGCGAATACATATGAAATCTAAGCTATTCATATAAATATAAATTATTATATTTAATTAGATATAAATTCTTTTTATACATTTTATGGAACAAAAAATACGATGCATATATAGGAAAAAAAAATGTTTTCATATATGTAATAAAACAGCACTAAAAAACACCTTCTACTGCTGTTATCACATACATTCTAAGAAGAAGCATTTATGTAAAATATTTTATAATATACTGGGTGATAGGCACGACATAACTGTTCAAGATATTTACAAGATATATATTTACATCTTAGAGAATACGATGGAAAGCGATGATATTTTTATAAATATTTTGTTTATTGATTTACTTAAAACGATAAAGATAGAGAGGTTGAGTAAAATTTATAAAGATTATCTTAATAATCATAATCATACTATTAAGGATACTAAGGATATATACGCGAAAATATATGAGTTAAACAAGAATACGCATCTGTTCAGTAAAAAATGCGATCAAAATACCCTAGTCGGGTTTCAAGAGTTCGTGAAATACAAGGTATCGTCTGGTATAGGTGACGCGACAAACGTCATCTATTTAAACGACGACGATGTATTCACGATGGTGAATATTCGCGATATACCCTCGCGACGGTTATTCACCATCAAGGATGTCAAAGGAATCTATGGATACGACGTTGTAGAACTTGAATATTTCGTAAGGAATTGTATAAAAGATGGGATACTACCATATAATCCTTATACACGGGAAGCATTCAGTGACAAGGTTCTATGGAGGATGAATATGAAAATAAAATACTGTCATATCACAAAGAAGACAGACGAATGTAGATGGACTACACAGATGAACGCCTATACGGACTTGTCCATTGAAATTGAGAGACGAGGATTCTATAATAATCCAGAGTGGTTTAAAAAGATGCCAAAACACGATTTATTGAAATGTATTAAATTGTTTCGCGATTTTTCGTGCACGATTGAAGAGAGCAGAGGATATTTTTTGAATATAAATACTCGTAACGATGACGACATTACAGCATTTGTATATGATTTTTGTAAAGAAGGGATCCGGTTGTTTCGCGAATGTAATGATGACTTATATATATTATGCTGTAATTTTATGAAATCGCTCGCGGTATGTTCCAACGATTTTTATAGCAATATCCCTGACTGGTTATCTAGTTACGATACCCCTTCGTTTGTTTCTAACTTACCTAACTTGCCCGAGTTTGACTCGCTCATATCCGCGCTTATTAACAGACGGAATACGATGACTCCTACCGAATTCAACGACATTCGCGAAATTACGAATGCGCCTCTCCCGAATCCAAGCAATAATTTTTTATTATATTATTATGTAGAATATATGTAAATGAGTAGCATAAAGAATACTCCTGATTTCCTTTATATACCCCCGGAACGTAATATCTCTTCGCATATTGAGAATAAGGAGGGATTTTTAGACATATATATTTGTAAGTTCAAGACGGCAGTTTATGTATCCTTAGTATTTGCTCTGTTATCTCTACCGATCGCATACAAAATACTAGATATGTTCGCTAAACTAATTTCCGCAAATATAGAATTGATTGATTATGAATGCGAAGAAGCACTGCCTCTTGGGCGACTCATTATGTCTATTATTGTAGGCGTTATCGTTTTTATATTATAGAATAATATATAAGGAAACAAAATGGACGTGCAAAAAGTAAGAGAACGATGGGAACAACTACGTAGGGATTGTGATTTACTGAAAGACGTAGGGTGGTCGGATCAAATCACGAAATATGACCTCAAAACCGCAAGGAAATTGTATAGGTTCCGTGAATATCTAAAAAATTTCATTATGAAAAGTTGCAATTTGTGCGACAACGATATATGCACGATATGTAATGCGGTAGGTAGCACTAAATTAACGTCTGACATTGATATAAGTATCAATACAGAGATTCATTTTTCCATCTCTATAAAACGACTGCTCGTATTGCGAAACGCCTTGCGAGTGATTTTTGAACACGACAATCATTTTCATCATCGCGGAAAATTTATACTGCGTCTCGTAAATGAATTCTTTGATATCAACTTCTACCTCAGCAATTTTGAACTCACGAAAGATGCCACAAAGAAGATAGGTGACTTTGATAGGTATTTTATAAGCGATTGCTATAGAAACAATTGTAAAAATGTAGTGAATCAATATTACTTCGCGTCCTTAGAATTCAACCACCCGAAAATTCGTAGATTAGATTCTCAATATCTCAAGATAAGCAACGAACTAGACGAATTACTCCATACAGACACAGATACAAAGAAGATTAATGCGAACGCCATCATAAATGTAACATCTGTGTTAAGTTTATATGAGGACGGGAGTTATCATACACAAGGTAGTTATTTTCATATTGTAATGATGAACCAGAAAAAAATAAAGTTTAATATACGAACAGAAAGAGATAAACAAATTTATAAAAATCTATTATCCGCAAGTATTATAGAAAATCTATGTTATTCGTGGATCTATAAAAAGAAGCGCGACAAGTATCTATCACGGGTGAAAGACGGTTTGGATAAATTACAACAATATCATATAAAAAACAAGATATTCACTCCTTTAGAATTATTAGAATTAGAAAAAGATATCAATATAAAAAATGAAATAGATAGAATATTACAGAAATTATCTATATATAACTAATTATTTTATTGCTTTGCTTACTTCGCTTACTTCGCTTACTTCGCTTTTTTTGTGACAACCTTCTTGGTCTTCGTTTCAGCGACCACAACAGGTTTTACTGGTTCTTTCACAGGTTCTACTTTCACTTCTTCCTCGTCGCTATCTTCATCCTCTTCATCCTCTTCATTCACATCATCAAGACCGGTATTAACTTCCTCATCTTCCTCATCATCATCTTCTTCATCTTCTTCTTCCTGTGGAATCGGTTTTTGAACAACTTTTGAAACAATAGGGGTAACTACAACAGGAACTACAGCAACCTTTTCTTTTTCTACAAGGGTCTTCTTCGGTTGCTGTGAAATCTTTGCGATCACATCATTATCTACCGAAATATCATCATCGTCATCTCCGCCTTCACCTGTATTGTCATCGTCGCTATCCTGAACAAATGTCAATTTGGATGTATTAATCTGCTGAAACTTTGCGGATACAATCTTCCAACTACATCCAAAGATTCCCGCAGAAAACCAAATACCACTCAATTGAATAATAAACTGCGCCTTTCCACCTTTAAGATTTGCCAGAATATCATTAAAATTGATTTCATTATTATCCATATCATAGCAATCAAAATCAAACTTATTCTCAAGTGAATTATAAGGAATCTTCGCCTTGAAGGTTGGCGGGTATTTGTTCGCATATTCACCCGTCAGTTTGTCCTTATCGTGCTTTACAATAGGGGTAAACATTGCTGATACAAAATCTTTGTTTCCACTACAATTATTCTTGAACCAAGCAAGGCGATTCGTAAAGGCATCGTCAATAATCTTCTGCTCCAACTCCTTCATCTTGTCGTAAAATTGCTTAATCTTTGGATTTTCATCCATTCCTTTGAATGATACTGTGACATCATATTTGCGTTCCTCGTCCTTCCTATTATCGTCCTTCTTGATAAACTGCATATTGTCATTCACCCCATAAGGAATATTGAGAACCGGTGTTTGAAGATTCACCTTGTTTCCATTGTAATTAATATAAACCGATTTCGCTCCTGATTTCATAACCTTCAATTCAGAATACTTGAGCTTGTCAGTGTCAAAGTTCTTAGCGAGGAGGACGTTCATTGTTGTATTTATTACTTGTGTAATGTTTATATAAAAACTGGAGACTATCAATTTTTATATTTTATATACGAAAATTTAATATTTAATATTATTATGGGATCCCAGAAAACTTTGACAAATGAGAAATATATGTATAACTGTAAAGAGTTTCAGGTATATAAGACTAAAAAGGGGGTGAAACTAATCAAAATTAATAATAATTTTGTGAATATCAATAATGTATCGTCGGTTCATAGCAAGATAAATGAAAAAAATCACAACGATAGAATCGCTGAAAATATTAACGAATTGACAGAATTAGAGTTAGACGTAGTCGGTGACCTAGACATTCGTGGTGACGCCAGCTACGCTAGCAGTAGCGAAGAGAGTATTGACGGCGAAGAATATATCATCATTACTGTTGCGGATGCGGGTGCCGCTGAACTACATTAAACGATAGTAAAACCAAGAACGATAAAAGCGATTTTGAAAAGTTGCGAATATCAATGTTGGATAGCAAATAATACTCATCATACTTTTTAACCGCATTGTCATACCCATACCATACTAGCATATTATTCATATCATAAGTTGATATCCTATTCATGCGATCGTCTATAAAATGAATTAGATCTTCTACGACCAATAAATGCTTGCTATTAAAATTAGCTTCACAATAGCACATATTATCATATATGCTCTCGCAGAAATCATAGATGCTCTCGTGGATGTTTTCGGACATTACACACTCATACATTTTGAATGATTGATTTTTACCCTTATATTTTGTAAGAAAACGAATCAATTTTTACGTATTATAAATAATATATTGTAAAAGATACGCGAAAACCACGAATATAATTATATTCGTATTCGTCTCAAAATTCGCGAGGTATCCGGCGATCAATACAGACGCAATAATCATCGCGCTATCGCCAAGAACCGCAAAATAAGATACTTCCTCCGCAAAATCCTTAAACATATCAATTATTTTGTTTGCGCCTCGTGGAATGACGAGAATCACAAGATAGAATAATATATCGTGAATTATCTGAACCATTAGTAATACGATTATGAATTGTAATATCGTAAATGTATCAAATAAATAAGGATAGATCGCCCTCGCAATAATAAAACCTATAAATATGATGAGAATGTCTGTGAATACCGCAGACAAAAAGAACGTTTGATACCATCGCTTCAATAAGGAACTTGATATAATATTTGCAAAGGTTAACGTAATAATAACGAGGTCAACAATAAGGATCGCCGTAATTATTGGTAAATAATCCTCTGTATTATTGAATTGTGAGATATCTTTGAACATACCACTTATATTATATTATAAAATAAAAAATATACATACTCCACTCACTCACATTTACAAAGCAGACATTCATCACCCTACGACGCAAATTCATAAATCATCTCGGGTGTCATCATAAAATGCGTTGGGTCGTAAATATGACTTTCGTAATAGTCATCAAATCCTAGATATTTTATGATATGGTCATATTGACTACAGTAATCTAAATTATACGGAACATCTTCATATCTACAATTTTCATAATTGTAAATGTATTCTTTAAACTCTAGAACAACGAGTTCGCGAAACCCCTTGCGAACAGTTTCATTTTCTTTTGATAGTAAATCTTCAAGTTTCCATAGTTCATCCGACTCCGTAGTCACAGTAAAGTTATCATCATTTCCTTTTCCAACCAACCTTCTATACCTTAAGAATTCAGTAATGATATCATATATTTTCTCAAAATATTCACGCGCCACGCAAATATCCCTTTTCATCTGCGAATCATCCGTCATCTCTATGCTTGTTTGCTTGTTTGCTTGATTGCTTGTTTGCTTGTTTGCTTGTTTGCTTTGTATAGTATATCTTAGTTCAACAAATCAATTTTTATATGAACCTGAACAAATATGTCATGTATATTTACCTAAAATTAAAAAATAATTAGAACATATCAATATTTATATCCGCATTTATTAAATAAATGGGGTGAATACGAATTCGTGTGAAACGGATAGAACACAATTCTCATATTGATCATCTAGAACGTAATTATCATCTGGAACGTATTCGTATTCGTAGATATTCTCTGGCGCCTTAATAAAATGTAGTGGTATTCTAACATAATAATTATCATAATTGCTATCATATCCCTTATAATAGTCATAGAATCCTAAACATTGAATAACCTTCAAATATTGAACGCATTTACCAAGTAAATTTTCTTTATCAATATCGTATGTTTCAGTATAGTATTTTAATTCTGAATAGTTATACAATGCCAATTTATAATCAATCACAACAAGTTCTCTAAATCCATCATTCACCACCGCATTTTCTTTGGCAACCTCTTTAAATTTTGTAATGAAATCTTCAATGTCTCTGTTTTTGTTTTTGTTGATGTTTCTGATGATGTTTCTGTTGATGTTTCTGGTGATGTTTCTGGTGATGTTGATAACATTTCTTTTGTTGATAATTTTATCTAATTTTTCATAATAGTAACGCGCCTTATATACATCGAGTTTCAATTTTATAGTTTTGTTTAACCCCGCGTTCTTACAAACGCATTTTAACATTTTCGCAGTAACAGTGTCAATGTTATTAAACGCCGCATCATTTGTAAATATAATTTCACTAAGAAGTGAGAAATTAATCTTATGAATTCCATTTTCTTTGACAGCGACTTTTATTTTGTTATCCTCGCGAACGCGTTTTTCTTTGTCAGGGATTGTTAGTAGTTTGCGAAGGAATTGAATGAAAATTGCGAAGTATTGAACCAATTCGCTTAGCATTTCGCTTTGCTTTGGATAGAATGTTGTATAACAGCGATCAGTTTTTTACTATACCAATTAACGAATTAGAACAAATTATATTTGTATAAAAATTGATTAACTAATAATATATATTAGCACAACACAATACAATGGAATTCTCCGCATTTACTGTGATGGGCAAGAATTTTGCCACTGGACAGATGACCTATTTCAATGAGACAATTTTCATAAAAAATGGAAACAAGATTTGTATCCAGGACTCTGGATCAGCATATGATGCTATCGTTATGCCTTTTGACGATCTTATAAAAAATCCCTATGTAATGAATTGCTATGAACTGTCTCGTGTCGCCATAGGAAAACCAAATATAGACCCCGATTATTATGAAAGCGACGATGACGACTATATCCCAAACCCAAACAACCCTATTGGATATAGATATCAGTATATAGACACGTTATATATCATAGAAGATGTCGTTACTAATACGAAGGAAGCAAAGAAAGGAAACACTTACCAGACGATCAGCTCTGATATACTGGAAAATATGATTATTTCAACAGAAGACGAAATCGCAGTGTTTTATAACAGACATAACATGGAAACAAAACATATTGAAGACTACACAGCACTCGTGAATAAATTTGTCCTATTATAAAGATAACAATATAAAAAATGATGTAATATCTTCAAATAAACTATTACAACAGGTAAGTATATCACCCTTGAATTGCCTTGAATTGCCTTGAATTGCCTTGAATTGCCTTGAATTGCCTTGAATTGCCTTGAATTGCCTTGAATTGCCTTGAATTGCCTTGAATTGCCTTGAATTGTCTTG